GAGCAACGCCCTTCTAAGGCGTGGGTCTTGCGTTCGAATCGCAACGGAATCACAAGAAAAAATGCTAATAGGTTCATTGACAACTTGTTAGCATTTTCTTTTTATGATAGTTGCACAACATTTGCACAACTCGCGAATAGGGAAAGAAAAAGCCGGGAAATAATTCCGGCTATATTGTTGTTTTAACCCCACCGCTGATTTTGGGAGTTGGGTCGTATTCTGCTTTTTGTCTTCGTTTCTCATCCTCGTCTTTAAGGTACTTGTTCCTTATCTCTTTGATGTCATTCGTCATTCCCCATACCTTGAAGAAGAGGATGATTTGCAGTACTCCGAATATTAGGAGTATGATGGTTAGAAAGTCAACCATAGCATTATTGTTTTATTTATTCTGAATATAATTCCATATTGTTAATACACTCCTCCATTCTTTTCCATCTATTTTCGAGGTTTGGATATTCTTTGCGTAGAATTTCGAGTGCGTTTTTTCTATTTTCTCTCAATGTAACTCCATCTATTCCAGATGCAACATTAACGAGACTATCTACATATACTTCTTTTTCCATTGGGGTCATATCAGAAATGCTTTTTTGTTTTTGGCTACACCCAACTATCGCTAATGCAGCAGCCACCATTAAAAATAAAATCTTCTTCATAATCTTAGATATTTAGTTTGTTCTTTAATTCATTAAACACATCGGGGTTTTCAAATTCTCCCCAATGATATTTTTTGTATCTGTCCCGGTCGAAGTTATCTTTCTTCTCATATACAAGTAAATAGTCCTTGTCACATAAGACAATAGCAGAAGAACCTAATAGCCGAGCGTATGAACGTGCTTGCAAGAAGGCTGCTTCTATGTCTTGGTTGTTCTTCATGTGAAGTTTGGCTTCAATCAGAACTTTCGCTTTTTCTTCGTCCGGTTTGTTGTCATAGTGCAAGGCGTAATCCGGGAACACCCGATGTCCTCTCCCTGCTTGAATAGGTAACTGCCGGATGAAGTCTTTCTTTTCATACCATCCCATAGAGTTTAATAACGGCTCTAATAACAGTTGCTCCACATCATGTTCATACTCTATAACTATTCCTTTAGGTAATGTCGGAACGTATAGTTTGGGCAGAACATCAGTGTCAAATCCTTTTGCCTTTATCATTCGCAGGAGTTCCGAATAATCCGCGCCACTCATTGACCATCCGTTTACCCCTTGAAAGTTCTTGCGAACAAGCGGATGATTGGAGAAGTATTTATCTTCTCGGAGTTCTTTCAGGCTGATATGTGGAATATCAATTTTATTCCCTATGTAGGTGTTTCCATAGTAATGAAAGAATGGGTCTATCACTCCATCTGTTTGGGCTATCCATACTCGGGTAATTGCACTAATTGGAGCGGTTTCGTAATGAATGAGAATATCGCCTTTCTTTGTTTCTGGATTCGCTTGCCAAAAAGTAGTTCTAAATAATTCATTTTTATCAATCAATCCACCGATACACCATGCTTGTGTTGGCTGTGGAACGTCTGCTTCTTTTTGGGGCATGAAGTTGGGTGCAAAGTCATATAGGAAAGCGCATAATTCTGCTGGAGAAAGCTCATTCTCTGCCCTAAATCGATAAAACACTTCGCATAAACTCCAGTAGTACATACATCTCGCCTTATAGTTTGATTTCTTTGGGATAGACGGTAAATCTATCTCAAACATATCTGCTATCTTATGTAAATCAAAGAAACGGTAAATAAATATATTAGGGAAGAAAAACTCTGGTGCAAAATAATATAATAAGAATGATGTCCATGTTATGCTATTCAACATCATTTCATAGTCGTTGACTGGTATTAGTACTTCATCATTGTCTGTTAACCCACGAAAAAGAACATCTTCATACTTTTCTTTCGCTTCTTCCAGTGTATTAGGTCTTTCCTCATCTGGAAATTCGCAGATATTGTAACACCATAAGCTTTCACTGATGTTTGATATGGATAGTCTGGATTTGTCATCATTAAACCATAACTTCATTCTTGGATTGTATTTGAAAACCAAATCCATCATCGTATCATTGTTGGATGGTTCCTCAAACTCCTTAATAGCTTTTTGTCCGTCAGAAGATTGCTTATATAGGTTCCATGTGTATTGATTGAATTTCATAGTATTAGTTTTAATAGTTTGTATATTAAACTTTTAAACTATCTTCTTCTTGGCCTTTGCAATTCTATCACATTGAAGATTTGTCTAACTTCTGCCAAATCAATAACTCTGTCAGGATACATATCGTTCAAAGAGTGTATTGTAATAGTATGATTTTCTACATTATGGTCTATTATTCGTTTTACCAAAATTCCGTCTTCATGTACAATAACGAAATCCCATTTCCGGATATGCAATTTAGACTCTGCCCACAGATATGGAGCTATTTCTCTACAAAGAAGTCTGTCTCCTTCAAGGTAACTCTCTTCAGTTCCATCATTCATACTGTCACCTCTTACTTCAAATGCTACATAGTTTCCTTTAGCTTCGTGGTCTATTATAAAAGGTATAGTAGGTAGTGTAGCTATATATGCAGCATCTTGAAATCCGCATAAATAACCTGCTTGTGCGTATTGATTTACTAATGGTACGTTTATAATATAGTTTTGGTTTAATGGTATGGCTTCTAGAATTTCTATATTTTCTTTAGATATATTGGAAATAGGCTCTCCTTTTTCATAAAGAATCCAGTCCATATTCCAATGCGGGAAGCTTTTTTTTATCTTTTCTATCGTTGGCTTTCTGAAACTTTCACCTACGTTATTTAAGTACCCATTTCCTAATCCAGAGATGGTATAAAATTGATTTGGATTAAGTCCTTCTTTTTCAATTAGATAGAACATTCTTTCTTTTAAAGTCATATAGATATTCTAGGTTTGATTATAGAAAATCTAGCATATTTACAATAATTAACTAGAAATTCTATGCTAGATATAGAACTTCTAGTATATTTGCATCATCATTCAATCACGTAGCAAAGATAAACTAAATGATTGATGATACAAATAGTATAAACATATTAAATCACACGATTATGAGCACGAAGAGTTTTTTACATGAAGTTATGAGCCTTGCATGGCAGTTCGTTCGCAAGAACGGTTTCACGATGTCAGAAGCATTAAAATGCGCTTGGGCTAACATGAAATTGAAATTGCAGATGAAAAGCAAGATTGTGAAATTCTATTTTCAAAAGGTGGACGGTTCTGTGAGAGAAGCCTACGGTACACTAAATGAAAAGTTGATGCCTGCCGTCACTGGTACTGACAACAGAAAGAAGAACGACACCGTTCAAACTTACTATGATACTGAACGCCAAGAGTTCAGATGCTTTAAGAAAGCTAACCTTTTAAAAATCGCCTGATATGAGACAGTTTAGAGTATGTGACAGTGTAGAAGCCTACGGGCTTGAAAAGGCTTTAGATAAGGCTTGTATAGACCTTGATAGAGTTGATAAGATGTCTGACACAGAGGCTTGTGCTTTCTGTAATACCGATACCAAAGAAGAGGCCTTAGAGGTTATTCAAGAAGAGATTGATTACATAGAGTTTCAACTTGATAGAATGGCTGTATGATAGAGGCATTGATAGTATTAGGCTGCTTGTATGCAAGTTATAGGCTTTTCAGAAAGCCGGGCGAGAAGTTCTTTTACGATGATTAATCACACGATTATATCACGCACGACAGCCCTATTGACAGCTAAAAGACGGCATACGATATCGAGAATCGGGTAGGGTACTATTGATTGGTTCTTTGATAAGTCTGTGAAAGCAATTACGGTGTAATTCATAAGCCGTTTTTGCCAACCAAAGATAACGAACGCACATAAGCAAGTTGGGGCTTGCGAGCTGTGCAATGTTTAACAATTAATAGATGTGTAACCATAGTCTTTGAGGTGTAAGTAATGACGGATTAGGCGACCGACACGCACATCGACAATATAGCCCTATTGACAGCTAAAGACTGGCATCCGATAGCGAGAATCGGGTAGGGTGCACAACCGCAGCAAAGGTTAGTGCTACTACCGTACTAAAAGCCACGGGCAAAGCGAAGTGCGCACCGCTTTACCTCATCCTTGTACGGGCGGTAAAATTTAAAATCACACGATTATGGGAAAAAGTATGTATAAATCACGTATGCCATATATAGGTATGCCGGTTAAGTGTAAACATCCCGGATGGGAAAGCAAGATTGGGGCGATTTGCGCCATCAATGGGGATAAAGTAATGGTAGAGTTCGGAAAGCACGATTTTGTAGAATTCTATAGCGATGAACTGGTTGCAATGACGATGTTATGAAGATAATTATGTTCTCTTTTTCGTTGCTTGTACTGCTGTGTATGACAATGATGTTATGCAATTCCATAATAAAGGATGGTCCTCTATACATGGCGGGGATTGTATTGACATCCACAATATTTATTTTGTCTGTTATACTCGCAGTGATAACCGGTATGGAGTTGCGTAAAAAGTGTTAGTATAAACTGTTTTGTCGTGTTTTATTTTGTGTTTGTACTGGGTGTGCCGTCTGTGAAGATAGCGCACCTTTCTTATTGGGGCGTTCGGTGTAATGGTTAACACACCTCATTGGAGGAGACTGGCGGTTCGAGTCCGTCAACGCCCACCAATCATTCTAATATAACATTTATGGAAAAAGTAGAAAGTAAAGAGAAAATGAGAAACATGAAGAGAGGAGCCACGATAGAGCTGCCTATATCTTCACTTGAGACAATCCGCAACAACGTATCACTTCTAAATGCCAAGCATCTTCTTGAGGGTAAAAAATGGGCTTCAAAGTCTTATCCGAAAAAAGGTATTGTCGTTGTAAAAAGGGAGTCATAGTCATCTAACTCACACGATTATGGAACGGGTATTCACAGAACTCACCCCTGAATGCGAGATTACAGCACGGATGTATGCACAAGGGTATGAGAAAAAGGAAATCGCCAATTTTAAATGCCGGGCGGTTAGCACGATTAATAACCAATTGCAAAAGGCTTTTGAAATATTGCATGTACGGAATGGGAGAGAACTTGCAACAATGCTTTATGAACGGATAGCCGGTGTGAGGCTCACGATGGATTTTTCGCCTATAGTCCGTGTGTCCGTCGCATGTTGCTTACTGTGTATATTTTCTTTGTCACTTTACCACGAACAAGGTGATATGAGGAGGTTACGAAGATTTAGAATTGAACATATAGAAAGGGTAAGAGAATGAACATGGAGGATATTTTAAATAGTGGTGCCAATGTTACTTTGACAATAAAGTCCACTGATTTGAAAGAGTTCGCAGAACATCTTGTAAAAAAGACTGTGAGAAGTATTAGGGACTCTTTCATCAGACCGGAAGAGGACTACTTAACCATTAAAGAGGCAAGTCAGATTCTACATACCGATAAGTCAACCTTATGGAGATGGCATAAAATTGGATATTTGTGCAGGTTGGAAATAGGAGGTAAGAGATTGTACCGAAAAAGTGATGTAGATGCTATTCTACAGAAAGAGAATAATTAACCCTTTAAATTTTACTATTATGAGTCTTATCAAAAAATCAAATGAATTAGTAATCCCTACCACAGTGAAAATGATGATTTACGGCCAAGCTGGTATGGGAAAATCAACAGTGGCATTGAGCGCACCGAAACCGTTATTATTGGATTTCGATAATGGCGTTAAGCGTATGAATATGGCGCATTTGGAAAACATAGATACCGTACAGGTCACTTCATGGAGTGATGTTCAACAGGTCTTGCAGGAGGATTTGTCTGCTTATCAGACCATTGTAGTTGATACTATCGGTAAGATGATGGATTTCATCATTACTTATAAATGTGGCAGCCGCCAACCGTCTATCAGGGATTGGAGTGGTATCAATGCGGAGTTTTCATGGATGACACGAACACTTTCGGGGCTTAACAAGCACATCATTTTCGTTGCCCATCGCGACACACGGAAAGAAGGTGATGATACCGTGTTTATCCCTGCCTTGCGTGAAAAGTCCTACAACTCCATCGTTACCGAACTGGATTTGCTCGGCTATCTTGAAATGAAAAGCGAAAGAGGTGTTCAAAGACGCACTATAACTTTTGACCCGACTTCAAGAAATGACGGTAAGAATACATGCAATCTTCCTTCAGTGATGGAAGTTCCTACCATCCTTGACAAGAATGGTAATCCAACCGCAAAGAACGACTTTATCACCGCCAAGATAATCAATTCGTATTTGGGTATGCTTGCTGCCAAGAAGGAAGCGCAGGAAAAGTATGACAAGGTGATAGAAGAAATAAAAGAAAGCATTGAATTTATCACCGATGCCAACTCCGCTAATGAGTTCGCTTCACATATCAATGAGTTTGAACACGTTGGTAGTTCTTTGATGATGGCGAGAAGTTTGTTTGCTGCAAAGGTAAAGGCTTTGGGACTGGTATTCAATAAGGAAACTAAAATCTACTCAGATGCAGCCTAACTATCGTATATATGCAACATTGTTGGATTCTTACTTCAATTACCTTAATAGCGATGTCATATATGAGCGTTATTATGGGTGGAGTGAGAATCCACCATATACGGAAGAAGAGTTTCGGCAGAAGCAGTTTCAAGAACTGATAGACCGGATTAACCGCAGGCCATTCGACAGCGAAGCGGCAGACAAGGGAACAGCCTTTAATGAGGTTATTGACTGTATGGTTGAAAATCGGAAATCCGAAACGGTGCAGGTTGAAAAGGTATATAAGGCAATACGCGAAGGAGCTTGTGACGAAACAGGTAAACCTTTGTATTACGATGAGGTTCAGACCAACGAGGTTATAGGTTTGAGAGTTACCTATAATAATCGTGTTTTTACTTTCCCAATCTCACTTTGCCGAGAGTTCGCCGGTTACTTCAAAGGAGCATTGACCCAACAAAGGGTAGAAGCGATTCTTTCAACCGCATACGGCAATGTTTTGGTTTATGGGGTGATTGACGAGCTGATGCCGGCCAGCATCCACGACATCAAAACAACTGGAAGCTATACCGTAGGGAAGTTCAAAGACCACCATCAACATTTGGTTTATCCTTACGCTTTGATGAAGAACGGTTCGGATGTACGGATATTTGAGTACAACATTGTAGAGTTCAATAAAGGCGGTTTTGTGGTAGATACCTATACAGAAACATACGTTTTCAATCCAGAACGTGATATTCCTATTCTCACTAATCATTGTGAGGAATTTATCCGGTTTTTGGAAGAAAACAGAGAACTTATAACCGATAAAAAGATTTTTGGAGGAGAAAATTAATGGCAAACCAAATAACCGGACGGATAATCGAAATCGGACAAACCGTTCAAATACCATCCAAAAACGGTGGTTCCTCATTTACAAAACGGGAGTTTATTTTAGATGCTACCACTTACGACCCTTATACGGGAGAGCGTAGCGAGTATGAGAACATTATTCCCTTAGAGTTTTCGGGTGACAAGTGTACAGAACTTGACCGCTTTAATCAGGGTGATGTTGTTACTGTATCATTTGTCTTACAAGGGCGTTCTTGGACGAATCAAGACGGAGAATTCAAACGTATGGTATCCATTCGATGCTATAAAATAGAAGCGCGTGGCGGTGTATCTCAATCCCAACAGACAACATCGATACAACAACCTACACCTCAGCCGACTTATCAGCAACAGCCGCAGAATTTCCCGCCTCCGGTTGATGCTAATGGCAATGTAAAGGATGATTTGCCTTTTTAGCGTATGTCCCTTTACGATACTTCAAACCCTTTGCAGAAAGAGCAATTTAAGGCTCGTTCTGCAAAGCTCGCAGAAAGCGGTAAGGTTGTAGAACTCACAGAGAAAAAGCCTAAAAGAAGCCTGCAAAGCAATAAATATTTGCATGTGATTTTAGGTTACTTTGCGTGTGAGACCGGAAACACGTTGGAGTGGGTGAAGCAACAGTATTATAAAAAGCTTGTTAATCCATCCATTTTCATTCGTGAGAGAGACGACAAGTATTTGGGACGGATAAAGATATTGCGCAGCTCTGCTGATTTAGATAGTGCAGAAATGAGTACAAGTATTACCCGTTTTCGTAATTGGGCAAGTGCTGAATGCGGAATATATTTACCTTCTGCTGATGAAGATAGATTGATTCAACTAATGGAAATAGAGATTGGACGAAATAAAGATTATTTATAATGGCAGAAATATGGAAAGATGTTGTCGGATATGAAGGTTTATATCAAGTATCAGACAGGGGTAGAATTAAATCTATATGCAGTTACGTAAGACTACAAAATGGTGAATTAATGAAGAAAAAGCCGCATATCCTTAAACTACAAGATAGATGTGGATATAAATGTGTAAACCTATTCAAAGGCGGACGCTCACATACACTTAACATTCATCGTTTAGTAGCAGAGGCTTTTTTACCCAATCCTCATAGGTATTCAGTTGTAAATCATAAAGATGAAAACAAAAGCAATAACAGCTTGTCTAATTTGGAATGGTGTACTCACGCTTATAATTTGAGTTATGGTACTGCCCAAAGAAGAAGGGCCGTATCTCAAGGTAAAGTAGTTATTCAATTAGATAAGAATGGAGCTTTTATAAAGCGACATTTGACATTAATGGACGCTTGTAGAGATACCGGCATAAATTTTCAAAATATCTCACAATGTTGTAACAACAAAAGAAAAACAGCAGGTGGATATTGTTGGAAATTTGAGGAACAGCAGGAAATACAAAGAAATCAAGAATTTATTTAGTTATGATAGAAACAAGAAAAACAGAAATCAGGTATGTGACATCTGACCCGAAAAAGATGCTCAACATGTACCTTGCAAAACGTGTCCTCAAAACATGGGAGGAATCTTTCATTGATGAAGATACAGGTGAAACAGTAACCATCGAACGGAATGAAATTCTTTTTGACCGTGGCACGCTGATAGACCAAGACACTTTGGCGAAAATTCGTTTCAGTATGGAAGCAGACGGTATCAAGGAAGTGGAAGTCAGCAACCAGAACCGTTTGGCGTTCGAGAATGAGAACAGCGTTTTATATCCGTACATCGCTCAAGCGCAAATAGGTGACAAGAAACATAAGTTCCTGCTGTATGCCACCGGATTGGAGAATACTTGTAGTATCTTGAAAGATTACATCGAACTAAACTATATGTTCGGGTTCACCTTGACAATGATAAAGGAGTTCGATTCCTGCGTGATTCTTACTGACAACTTGAAAGAACGTAAGGTTGACGATGCTTCGCTTGCCTATCTCAAAAATGAAATCACTATGGCAGAATACGTTGACAAAATGGACGATGAGATGGAAGATAGTGACGAAGAATCTAAACCGAATGAAAAGAAATTCTACCAGATTGAGACGAAAATCACATTCACGGATGGGGAGAATGAAGACGTTCAGACTTTTGTCGTGAACACCTTCAACGTTGACAGAGCGATGATGCTTATTACCCACTATCTCAAAAACAAAGAGGAAGAATGTGAGAAACAAGCCAAAGAAAAGGGACATGAGTTCAGAAAGAGGGAAATCCATACAGCCATTGAATCTGCTAAACCTATCCCGGTCGGGCGTTTTATTCCGAAAGAGTTTTCAATGGCTTATATGGAATAACTTTGTTAACCTGCCTGCTCGGTCTGTGAAGATTGGGCAGGTGAATATGGGGCGTTTGGCTGGTGTGACTAATGTAATGCGCAGCATTGTAGAGGAGGGCAGTTCGATTCTGTCACGCCCCTCATAAATGTGAGCCACACATAAATGGCACGGGTCTTAAATAATGGTTGTGCCCCGGAGAATACGCTTCGGGGCTTTTAATTAGGTAAATCAGAAAGTATGTACTACATAAAGAAAAAGGCTAAGAAGAAAGACAAGCCTTTACCCTTGTTTGATAAAGCAGGGGTAACAGTAAAGAAGAAGCCGGATTTGAAAGCTAAACTCGACAAGGAGTTTTCCCTTTTCATCCGGCTTCGTGATTGTATGCCAAACGGTTCCTTCCGATGTATATCATGTGGACAGATAAAGCCGCTTACACAAGCGGACTGCGGGCACTATTTCAGTCGTACACATTTGGCAACACGGTTTGATGAGAATAATTGCCATGCCGAATGCCGACACTGCAACAGATTCAAAGCTGATCATTTGGAAGGCTATCGGGTGAATCTAATTGCTAAAATCGGTCAACAGAAATTTGATTTGCTAAAAGTGAAAGCTGCCAGCACTTCCAAAATGACTGATTTTGAGTACGAACAGCTAATCAAGTATTACAAAGCACTTAATAAGAAGTTACGAAAGGAGAAAGGTTTATGAGTTATGTATTACGAGATTATCAACAGAAAGCCTCTGATGCTGCCGTTTCTTTCTTTAACAATAAGGCGAAGAAAACAAATGCCATTATGGTGTTACCTACGGGCAGCGGAAAGTCGCTTATCATAGCGGATATAGCCGCAAGGCTTGACGGTCATACCTTGGTGTTCCAGCCCTCGAAGGAAATACTCGAACAGAATTTCAAGAAACTCTGTTCATACGGTATTCTTGATTGCAGTATCTATTCAGCATCCTTTAACTCAAAAGAAATAAGCCGGATAACATTTGCCACCATCGGCAGTGTGAAGAATCATCCTGAGCTGTTTACCCACTTCAAGAACATCATTGTTGATGAATGCCACCTTGTAAACCCTAAAGAGGGAATGTACAAGGATTTCTTTGATGCGGTAAAGTGCAAGGTTCTTGGCTTGACTGCAACACCATACCGTTTAAGCTCTAGCCGTGATTTCGGCTCTATGCTGAAATTCATCACCCGGACAAAGCCTCATGTCTTTTCAGAGGTCATTTACCATGTACAGGTATCAACCCTATTAGATTTGGGATATTTAGCAAAACTAAATTATTATCCAATGAATCCTTCGGGATGGAACGAACTCAATTTGAAAGTAAATACCACTGGTGCCGACTACACGGATAGGTCAGTTCAGAGAGAATATGAACGGATAGACTTTTACGGCTATCTCATTCATATTGTCCAAAGGCTGATGAATCCCAAAGCCGGAGGAAAACGGAAAGGTATTTTGGTATTTACCCGTTTTCTGAAAGAAGCGGAGCGGCTTACCTGGTCTATACCCGGAGCCGCAATCGTTTCGGGTGACACCCCAAAAGGTGAGCGCGAAAGGATACTTGAAGCGTTCAAGGCTGGTGAAATTTCGGTAGTGGCGAATGTCGGGGTATTAACCACCGGCTTTGACTATCCGGAACTTGATACAGTCGTTATGGCACGTCCTACAATGTCACTTGCTATGTGGTATCAGATAGTCGGTCGTGCCATCCGCCCACATCCTTCCAAAGAATGTGGCTGGATTGTGGATTTATGTGGTAATATCAAACGTTTCGGAGAGGTGTCGGACTTACGGTTGTTTGATAGCGGAAATGGGAAATGGGCAGTTTACTCGAAAGGAAGGCAATTAACAAACGTGAGATTCTAAAATTATGGACGAAGGATTTTTGAGGCTAAGCCGCAGGTTTTTCTCGAATGAAATGTGGAATGAAGCCCGTACTTTTAGCAGTTGTGAAGCGTGGTTAGACTTAATCCAGTCTGCACGATTTGAGGCAACGCCCCGAAAGGAGAGTATCGGAGGTCGAGAAATCTCTTATTCAAGAGGTCAATATCCTGCATCCATAAGATTTTTATCTCAACGCTGGAAATGGTCTGAAAAGAAAGTGCGTTCCTTTCTTGTGCATCTTAAGAAAAAAGGTATGATAACTGTTGAGTGCAATCAGGGAATGAACCTTATAACCCTATGTAAATATGAAGAATATAATCCAATGGGCACAAGTAAGGGCACATGCAAGGGCACAGATATTGAAAAGAAAATCAAAGAATTACAGTCCGAATGGGCACAGCTAAGGGCACAACTTGGGGCACAGTCTGTGAACAACAATCTGCCGCAATCCGAACTTTTGCAAAAATCAGGGCACACGGAGGGCACAAATACAAAGAAAGAAGAAGAAAGAGAGTATATAGATATATCTTCCCAGCAAAAGAAAGAAAATACTCCTGATGGAGTATCAAAGAAAGACAAGCTTTCTTCGCCCTCTCTTTCTGAAAAGATTGATTACAGCGGATTGATGGAATACTATAATTCCACATTCAAAGATAGACTCCAGCAGATAAAATCAATGACCGATGTGAGAAAAAAGGCTGTAAAAGCCCGGATAGCCCAATATGGAAAAGAGTCAGTGAGGACTGTTTTCAATCTCATTCTTCAATCCCCGTTCCTGCTGGGAGCTAATGACCGCAATTGGAAATGTGACTTTGATTGGATTTTCAAACAAGCAAACTTTACTAAAATATTGGAAGGAAACTATAATGGGACAAGACTTAGTAAAAATCAACAGGATAGCGAGCAGCGAAAACGTGATTCAGTTCTTGCAGTCGCTACAACCGTCAGAGAAGCTGCCGCAAAAAAAAGAAAAGAACTTGAAGCAGAGGGCGTTATTGAATAAATATCCTGACCCAGCACAATTCATTCTTGATTACAATCCCGATTTGCAGTTCAAAATTGTCAGATGCAAGGCGACCCTCTCTGATTTAGCCATGAATTCCTCCATACCTACATTAGGGCTATTGGCTTCGACTTATGGAGATGAAACCCCTTTGGAATGGTTGAAAATCCAATTCGGCACACTTAATGACTTTGCAGAGGTATCTACCAAGATTGCCAGGGAGCAGCTTAATGAGTTGGCAGAGATATTTATTTCTGAGTATTATTACCTTAATGCGGCTGAGATATGCTTTTTTATTGCACGGTTTAAGTCAGGTAAATATGGACGGTTCTATGGTGCTATAGACCCGATGAAGATTACAAGTGCCATGCTTGACTATATCAGGGAACGCCGTATCGACATCGAACGCTATGAGCGTGAGCAATACCGGATACAACGCCAAAAGGAGATAGAAGAACGTGGCAACAACAGAATTTCCTATGCCGAGTATCTTGAACGTGAACGTAAGCTTGTGGAAAGTGGAGATGCAGAAGCCATGAAACGAGCGGCAAATCGTGTATGTAGTATCAGTTTACGTAAGTAGTGGCGAAAGCATAAATTTGACAATAAAGTATGAGACTTACAATATGTTGGACGACAAGAGACAGGCAAAGACGCTTTTACTATGATATATGCAAAAAGTTTGGCATATCGGATTACATGAGTGTTAATCATGAGACGCCATGCGATATAAGGGATGAAGATATGGAACTGTTGAAGGAATGCGAAAAACGAGGGTTTATCCAAATAAGAAACAAACGGTAAATAATCATGGACATAGAGATTGAAAAGAAAATCGAACAATTGGAGTATCAGCGAATGATTGATGAACTTGCAAGAAAAAGCAGAAACAATGAAACCAAAGGATTGAATCATGCCGATAAGTGAGGTGTACAATATGGATTGTATGGAATACATGAAGGATATTCCTGACAAGTTTTTTGATTTAGCTATAGTAGATCCTCCTTATGGAATAAATGCACCCAATATGACAATGGGAACCAACTTGAACCGTAAACATGGTGGCTACAATGGCGAAAGCGTTGCGCAACGGCTGAAAAAGGGAAGATTAAATCAAGGAGCAGGCAAGCTGAGAAACAGAGCATTAAATACAATGTCTTGTGATTGGGATTTATCCAAACCTACCGATGAATACTTTGAAGAATTGTTCAGAATAAGCCGAAATCAGATTATATGGGGTGGGAATTATTTCCATCTTCCACCTACACGGGGAATATTGTGTTGGGACAAGATGCAACCGTGGGAGAATTTTTCCCAATTTGAACTTGCATGGACTTCATTTGATTGTCCTGCAGCTATTATCCATTTATCCAATACCGGAGGAGCAAACAAAGAAACAAAAATACATCCAACACAAAAGCCTAAAGCATTATATCACTGGGTCTTCAAGAAATATGCCAATTCGGGAGATAAGATACTCGATACCCATTTAGGAAGTGGAAGCAGTCGGATTGTTGCGTTTAAATTGGGATTTGATTTTTATGCTACAGAAATAGATACAGAGTATTTTGAATCTCAAGAAAAAAGATTTCGTTCAGAATGCTTCGGAGAGATAAAAACAAAGAAGGGAACCTTAGTTCAAACAAGTCTATTTGACGTATAAAACAGAGGCATATGAACATTCACCAGACAGTTCCCCGTTCGGATTGCACCACCTTCGCCAAGTGCGGCAAGCACTCACTTGCATATTGTAGGAGGTACGGTGCGTCCGAATGCGGACCATGCGAAATTGTTAGAAGGAAACCACGTAACCGGGTGGTGATTGACGGAGTGGAGCGGAAGCTGTGCACCCACTGTGGTAGAGCGCTTCCGTTATCTCGGTTTTTCGATAGGACAGCCCGTCGTAACGGTAAGGAATACCATCTGAAAGCGTCATGGTGCAAGATGTGTATGGCAGAGGTACAGAGCGAGCGGAATAGAAAAAGGAAAATGAATTGAGATTAACATGTGCAAAAAGAAGCCATTTCTGCACATGAAGTATTAACACGAGCGGAAACCGGTGGTTTTTGCTCATAACTGAATAGTAAGGAATTATGCAATACATATTAACAGAACAAGAATATAGAGCTTTAACCCCTATTAGTGAGGTAGATAAACTCAAAGAAGATGTACAGCTTTTGAATGATAAAGTTATGGAGCTTAGTGAACATCCATGTGGATGTGATGCAGATTATAGAAGCGAAACATTTTATTGTGATGATTGCCCGATTGGTGTATTAGGTACTGATACTTGTACAAAGAAACAACAATATTCTAAATAATTATGAAACAGACGGTAGAAGAAGCGGCAATGCAAGAGCTTATGTCAAGCTATGCAATAGTGGTTAAAGGTGAGTTTGCATATCAGCAACAAGCAATGCTAAACATGTTCAGAAAAGGTGTCGAATGGCAGGCAAAGCAATCACCGTGGATAAGCGTAGAAGATGCAATACCTAACAAACGAGCAAAAGGCATGTGTCAAGTGAAATATGCTGATGGTAGTATTGAAGAAATGGCAATGCGAGAAGTGAATAAATGGATATACCCCTACATCAAGACTGGATATGTCACTCATTGGAGACCTATTCAATCTTTCGATGAGATACTCGAAGCCAACAAGGATGTACTGGAACGGATTAAGGAGAAAGGAGATTAGAATGGAAAGATATAGGATTGTGAAAGAAATAAGGTATAGCGGCTGTATTCCGATAGTCGTGTATTTTGTACAAGTCAGAAAAGACAAACGTATTTCATCCGAATGGGTGAATGTAAAGGGATTTGATACCTATAAGAGAGCGAAAGAGTTGTTGGATGTTTTAAATGGTGATTGATATGAATATAGAAGAAGCAAAAATAAAGAAAGCGAAAGCAGAAATGGAGATAGCCCGGATTCTGGAAAATCTCGAATTAGAAACCGGATTGAAATCCAATATAGTTTATGTGTATCGGGAAAACGCAAAATCAGAACCTTTATCTCAACCCAAAGAGTGTATAAGAATAGATATTATTTTAACACTATGATAAAATTAAGACTGATGCTCCGATGGCTGCTTATCCCTTTATGGTTCGCCATATTCATAGCCTATCTGCCGATATGGTATTTGCAAATGAGCTGGTACTATTTCAGCTTTAGCGATTACTGGGACAGCTATATGGTATTATGGGACAGAATAATGTTGTTTTTAAAACTTAAAAAGGAATAGGAGAAGGTCATGGAAGTAAAGAACGGAATAATAATAGACGGAGTGCTGCATGAAATGGTGTCAATAAGAGAAAACTACTCGTGTGACAATTGCAGCTTGCAAGGAACATGTGATAAAACAGACTTCTTCTTATGTACAGTAATTGCCGGACGGCATAACTCTGATGAACGTTTTATCAATCGTGGCAAAGTAACGGATATTAAGACAGATAAGGAGGAATGACAATGGAAGAAAAAGAAATTGACTGGGAACAGAGGCGTTATGAACTGGCAAAGGCTGCAATGCAAGGATTCTGTAGCAATCCACATCAACAGATAATGGATGCTGACTCAAATATGGTGGCAGAATGGAGTATTGGTTTTGCTGATTCACTAATAAAGAAACTGAAAGGAGAATAACCATGGATGCAGAATTTAAAAACAAGAAAGAAGTGGTCTTTGACGGCAAAGACCTTATATTCAACGTGGACGGAATAGAAATTAGGAACGGGAAACTGCCTGATTCCTTCAGTATAAAAGAGCGCTATGAGATAAGCGCGGAAAGCCTTACCAAGCTTGTCGTAGCGTTGGGTGACGGGAATACGCTGGCTGAATTTATTGATGTACAAGAAGGATTCAGTTTTTCCAGGAAAACACGGGCTATCTATTCCTTGAAGGATGAGTATGTCAAGAAGCTTGTCGAAGAAATAGCCAAGTTGGAAAATAAAGTAAATTCCCTGCAAGATGAAGTTTATGCAGGACGTAGAGAAGCTGCTGATGAAAGATACAAGCGTATACTGCTGGAAGGTTTTATTGAAGAGCACAACAAGCGCTCATGGTGGGGACGGGCAGAAAAGATTGAACTTAAAACGGAAGACTAGCAATGAACCTGCATATTACAGATTTCCCGGAATACCCGTGGAAGACCCTGGATGTGCATAAGGACTTCAGCTACTCGTTCAACATCAGTCCGGGAAAGAAAATAGAGGAGGATTTGTTCGATTCCTCCAAGATGAAAGTTGTGTCCTACAATGAAAACAGCCATGTGCAGATATTGGCTGTATGTGACCCTTACGGACCGCCTTTCTATGTACGCAGTGATATTGATGGTTTGTTATGGTCCTCATGGGTAAAAATAGAGGAGGAACACTTCTGGCAAGAGATTAATGGTTGTGCGGCAACCATTAATTTCCCTCCTCTGTGTACGTCTCATTATTATTTTTAATCGAATTGAACAATCAGAAATTAAAAACTAAAACTTATGGAATCAAAAGATTTTTTAATTGAATCAGAGAATCCGAATAACTGTCATCGGCATTCCTCTCCAAATGGACAAACAGTTCTTCCAGCGAATTCCACTGACGGGAGTCGCCAATGTGAAGAATCATCTTCCACAGATAAGGATTTTCGAGAAACAGAGGAAACATTCGAGCAGCAATCGCATTGTAATGGTCTCTGTGGTATACATTCTCTCTTAGAAGGCTATCCCAGGATTGTAGAAATTTTGGATGAAGAGTTGAAGCGTATAACTCTGGATTCTCTGCCAGAAGGTCATTTAGATAATCCTGGAAAGAAGGGGCGTAATGGCGCTGAACTGATTGCGGATATTGACTCCAAATTCGGAACAAACTATTCAGATTATACATGGAAGCAAGTTCGCAAACGGATTCTTCAAACCACATCAAACCAGACAACTCACCCGTCATAGTTCCGTTGATAATGTGATGGCAATACTCATGAGCAAATTGGTAAATCCATTGGCACCAAAAATCACCTCTTGTGTGAAGGTAAATAATCCTATCATTACCAATGTTGCTGCACATTGGATTATCCTTAAAGTAGTTGTATCTAACCGTACATTTATCTATCGAGGAACAAGGGATTTGAAGTGCATCGCTAAATGTCATATCGACATAACTGAGAATCTCTTTCACGATATACACATTGAAATCACCGAATGCTTCATCAGTGGCAAGCCTTATATTAGGGCTTACTTCAATAACAGGGTATTGCATAATAACTAAGTTTAAAATTTGACGAAACAAATATACAAATAAAAACGGGCACACCCGACATCCATAATGATAAGTTTAGAATTTGACACTTTACTCTTTTTCATTTGGGTGTGCCCTTTATAAAGGAAAAAAATGATTATATGACAGAAGAACTTGTAACATTGGAAACTGCGAAGGTGCTGAAAGAGAAAGGATTTAAAGAAGATGTTAGTGTCTTTTACGAATTGGTGTGTGAAGAAGGTAGTTATGAGTATGAGCTATTTGAAAGCTACGATGCCCAGAATTACAATGCAAGCGTTTACTCTTTCTCTGCCCCAACTCAATATATCGTCCAGAAATGGCTGCGTGAAACCAAGAACTTACAGATTGAAATATACCGAAGTGCCGTAGGGTACGGCTATGCTATAGTGAAATCCGATAACGGAACGTGGCAGGAAGATGATGATTCCAGGGGGCCTAATGATGGCGGTCTGTGGGATACCTACGAAGAAGCACTTGAAGCAGGAATACAAGAAGCGTTAAAACTTATATGAAAATGACTCCTATTGTAAATGATGCTTATAGACTTAGAAAGCTTCTAGAAAAAGCAACGGGAATAAAAGTTTATAAATCAGATTTACTTTCTAATTATTTCAATTGTTATCTAAGCATAACGCAAGAGTATAAGAATGAAACTAATCCGCATATTACAGTAGCGCAAGGTGACTGGTCGATAGTAAATGGCGGTGAATATAAAATTTCACTCTATACACCTACAATCGTCATTAAAGGCAAGAAGGTGCTTAATACTCGTTTTGTAAAAGATGTAGCCTATAAGATAGTGGAAGCATTAAATGATGAATTTGGAGAAGATAATTGGAATACGTGCAACAATGAAACGAGAGTTTGGCTTCCCATGTCTCGAAACTCGTTCTATTTGCAAATTCCAAATTTTGAGAAGTATTAAAACTTATATGATATGGCTAAGAAAATAATGTTTAATGATAAATACGGCTTAACCCAAGCCGTATTGGATGGTCGGAAGACTATGACAAGAAGAGTTTATAAATTACCAGCTAAATCATACGGAGGATTAGAAATTGAAGATAATAAAATAATCACATTTGATATAAGTGGGGAAGAAATAGCAACATCCCCGAAATACTATATTGGCGAAGTAGTTGCCATTGCACAACCATATAGAAATATTGCACATCCCGATGACGGTTTCCTTGATGAAAGATATGAAGTTAAAGACGAATATGTTGCAGGATGGGCAAATAAGATGTTTGTACGTGCCGACCTCATGCCGCACCATATCCGAATTACAAACATAAAATTTGAAAAGTTACAATCTATCTCCGAAGAAGATTGCTTGAAAGAAGGTGTTATTAAAAGATTTCACTCACCAGCATGTAGAAACTTTTACTATGTGCCAAACGTGGAAGTTAAGAGTAAGGATGATGTTTATTTGACATCACAAGAAGCATTTTCCGCATTGATAGACAGAATATCCTGCAAGGGTACATGGAAATCGAATCCCTATGTCTTCGTTTACGAATTTGAACTGATTGATTAAAATTTATTATGGAAACCGTGGAACTGATAATTAAAGTCTCCATCTCTTTATTCAATGCCATTGCATTAGGATTTGTCCTAATCCTGGTAAGCAGATGGCATAGGCGCATGGAGGACAAGCTGAATGAGATAAGGGAATACACCCGTAGGGTTTCAGAGTGTAACCGGTTCATTTATATAAACCAACTTGAATGGCTGAAAAGCGCAATGATTAATGAGGAACGGTACGAGGAGGCTGCTAAAATCAATAAATGTATTGAGGATGAGTATAACAAATTAAAGAATAGTAAACATGAATCTAAATGAATTGCGCGACCGCGCCTATAAAACCGCTTGCAACCACGGTTTTCACGATGAAGAGCTGAGTAATGAACACTGCCTTTGCCTTGTCATATCCGAACTTATGGAAGCTGTGGAAGCGGATAGAAACAATAAATATGCTGATAGGAAATCTTTCAAAGATTATTATGAGGATGAAGAGCCGCATTACAATGCCGATTTTAAGTATAGTTTTGAAAAATATATCAAAGACTGTGTGGAAGACGAGTTTGCCGACGCCTGCATACGCCTGCTTGATTTGGCTGGATTAAGAAATATATCCATTGATGATTTTCCTGAAGAAGCGATATATGGTGCATCCGAAAGTTGCGTAGGTGAAACATTTACTGAAAGCATATACGCCATATCCACATTGCCAATTCGTTATTTTTATGAATATGATTATTCTTTTGAAAGTCAGATAGGTCATATGTTATTATCAATCTTCGGGCTTGCCAAGCATATGAACATAGACCTTATATGGCATGTGGAGCAGAAGATGCGGTACAATGAATTGAGAGAAAATAAACATGGAAAAAGATATTGATTATGAAGCGTGAAATAAAATTCAGAGGTAAAAGTACTGATACGGGGAAATGGGTATATGGATTTCTCTCTTTTTTCTATACTGCCGGAAGGGACGAAAACGGACTTATCCTCACGGACAAGGCGAGGATATATTCCCCGGAAGACTGCCGGTGCGATGACGTATGGGCTGAAACCGTCGGGCAGTTCACCGGACTGCGTGATAAAAACGGGAAAGAGATTTACGAGGGGGATATTGTAAAAACCAAAGAATATGGTATTGAAATTCCCAATGGAAAAGTAAGTTTTAACTCCGTCGGTTATGACAATTTTATTATCAATTATATTGATGGTGGATTTTGTCTATCAAATAATCACCGTTGCTTTTTATTGTGCAGAGGCAATCACCTTGAAGTCAATGGAAATATTTACGATAACCCCAATTAAATATAAGGAATAGATATGAAAACAGACCTCATTTTCTTTATTGCGATATTCATCATCGCAGTATTGTTTATCGGGCATTTCCGGTTGACATTTTCGCCGTTCAGCATATCACTTCCTTATTGGCATAGAGCTTTAGGAGTAGTTCTTATTGTTGCAGGCTGTTTGGTTTACAATATAGGGGAGAATGTAGCCGGGTATAAGAAAGGGCTTGATAACGGCATGGAAATAGTCTTGAAACAATTGAAGAAACGGTATGAACGACCAGGTGATTAATAAAGAAAAGATATTGCCAATGGTTACAAAAAAAGGCTATCTTCCCAGACAGCCAATCTTTTTTATTAACCTTAATCTAATACTATGAAAAACACATTGCAAAGGTACGGATTTGTGGGAGTTATGCAAATTATGAGCCTTTGTTCAGCCATCTTATAACATGGTTTAGCAAGCGGATATGTATGTTAACCATTAACGTAATAGATTTATAAAATTAACAAATAGTCAATGAGTAGAAATGAAAATGTCTGGACTGATGCGAAATGTGCAGCCCTTCGAGTTGAGTTCCTTACCAGTCGTGAGGAACTCTTTTTGTATGCAAAAGCCATTTATTTCGCTATGATGTGGGGTAGGGAGGTGAACGAGAAAAATCGGGTTCTTCAGGAAAAGGATAAGTCTGTTAAATAAAAGAAAGAGCCAACCCACGCACGACCATGAATCAGCTCCTCACACGATTATGATGCAAATATACTATTTACTTTTAAAATAATCGTGTTATGGAGTTGGATTTTAACAAAATAATTCGTCTTAAAAAGATTCGTATCGAAAAATCAGAACTTTCAGAGGAAGAAAATATCTTAACTTCCCCGGTTCTGAAAGATAAGAGCCTTATCCATGAAATCTATAAAATATTTGTTGAGTTGTTGAATAAGAGGGGATGTCCGCCGAATATTGACAGTGTTACCCAGCGGAAGAAGTTCATTTTCATTATCCTGTATCTGTTTTCTCCAAGTTCGCTCGCCGGTGGGAAAATGACATCAGGGTTACGTCCGGAAATAGCAAAGGTTCTTGGTGTTCAATCAGAATGTACCATTTCCGACAATTGTGCTGATGTCGTGTTTCTCTATCAGAATTATGGGGATTTCAGTGGAGATATAGAGTATCTTTACACCGAAATCGTAAATCGGTTAAAATTCAAAGGGCTAATCAATTAATGAGCCGGAGTTTAGTGCTCCGGCTTTTCTGCGTTACCTACTTTAATTGGTGGAATTATTATTTTAAGTATGTCTTTTATATACTTCTGAACCTTCTTTGTTATGGGACGATAATTTGTAAATTGAATATCTCTTCCGCTATCTAAATCAATATAGACACCATACATTTTATCGCATTCTTGTATTAATTTGTTGAAGTTCTTTAAATTTGAATATCTAGATTCGTAACAGTGTAAGAAATCTCCTAAATCATTGATAGATTTAATAGCTTGTCCTAATTGTCCTTGTGACTCATAACTTTCATCCATTTCAATGTCTTTTTTACATTCAATTAGATGATTTATTAACTCTTTGTCTAAATTATTGCATATTTCAAAAAGTGATTTTGAAAACTCATATTCATTGAGTAATTCCATTTTGAACAATTCTAATGAATTATTGTATTGGGATTCTACTGATTTAATGATATTAGTAATGCTTTCTATGTCTTCTTTGGTAGCAAGATTCTTCCCTTTTTCTTCGTTATATGCTTTCTTTCGAGATATACTGCACAAGAATATAAAGTTCCCTATGGCTAAAATGACAGCAATAATATTGATAATTGTATTGACATCCATATCATTCTCCTTTCTCTATTTTTATCTTTTTTCCACAATGGGGGCAAATAATAGCGTTTTCTTCTTTATCCTCATTCAGTAAGTCAATTATTCCTACATCTAATGCCTTTGCTATTTCACCTAACTTCCCAATGGTAGGGTTGCCGGACACTGCGGCATACAAGGCCTGATATGTCACTCCCATTCTTTTAGCAAGGTCTTGCATGGTAATGCCCTGCTGTTTGCAGATTTCTTGTACTCTTAGCATGATATTCAAATTATAATTTGATGCAAAGATAGGAATAGTTTTCAAATTATACATAGAATATATAAAGAATAGTATCAAAAAATAATTTGAAAAATTTTCTATCAAAATTTGTTTTATTCAAAATAAAATTTGATATTTGCATCGTGATAATAAAAACATAGTTTGAATAACAATTAAAATATATAAGATATGGCAACAAAGAAGATTGATGAAGAGAAGACATTGAAATATGCAGTAGCATTTTACTTCTGCACGTCAGGTAAGGTAAACTTCATGTTAGGCAATAAAATGTATCAGCATATAGATACTGTTTATGACCAAAGAGAAGATGGCAGAGGCTTCAATACCTGTGAAGTTGTTTATAACTACAAGGCTCAAAAGTACGAGGTTCTGAATGTAGATACAGAGATAGGCAATAAAGAGATTACAATATTATAAGTTTAACCAGCAGGGCGAAAGCCCTGCGCAATATAGAAGAATATGAAAGAAAATATATTTTTAAAAGCAGTTATAGAAAAACCGTTATTGAATAATGAACCAGAAGTTTTACACCTTTTCGTTCAAATTATCAATGAAATAACTTCTTGTATGTCAGAAGACGAGTTAAGAGGCTGTATGAACTCTTTAATAGTAAGATACCCTTATTTTAAACTGTTTTTCGATTATGGTTTCGGACATAATCATATGTGGGTGAAAGCATCAGGTTCTTTAGAAAGATTGATATTGGTTGAGTTCTAATCCGGTAGCTTTCGAGCTGCCACAATATACACGATTATGAAAGCAGATTTAGTTTTAGTTATCAGCCCTGAAGCCCCACTGATGAAGCAACTGGGCAAAGTGTTAGGTAAGATGGTAACCCCTTATGACTTCTCTACTATAGAGAGGGGTGAAAAGTACATCACCATACAGCATGACGAGACTGGGCTTGTAGTGGCTTATACGAGTGAAAAAAGATTGAATGCAAAACATTAAATATAGTGATTATGAACTCAATAAATGAAAACGGTTGCAGCGTATGCCAACCCGGTAAAGAGAATTATTGTACCTACAACACCAGGTTGAGAGGAAAAAGAGTGAGAATGTACCAGTACGACTACCGTACTGATAGCGGTGAACTTTTTTCTTGTTGTGCGCCTACCTTAGAGGCGTGTAGAGAAAGACGGGATAAATGGCTTAGTTCACGACAATAAGCCGGTTGTCGTGTATAACGATTGAAGATATTTCGTTATCTTTGGTTGTGGTAGTATCTTTGGGGTACTATCGCGGAATGGAGCAGTTGGTTAGCTTACCGCTTTGACTTGGCGGTGGTCACAGGTTCGAGTCCTGTTTCCGCAACTATTGAGTATTAATTTAAATTTGACACGATTATGAACATTCTTACATTAAGTATCAAACAGAAGTATTTCGATGAAATCTTGGCAGGAAAGAAAACCCACGAATACCGTGAAATCAGACCAACTAACGCTAAGAAGTATATCACTTACCTATGTGGCGGCAAAGAATATCCGGCTGATGCAGAACTGCCTGAAGAAGGTGAAATAGAATTAAAGCCTATCAAGTACGATGCAATCAAGCTTCTGACAGGTGCATATACAGGTAAACGTCCTTATATTATCGTTGAAGTGAAAGTAGCAGAAGCAGTTATTCTCACAGATGAAAACGGTAATGATATTGTTTACGAACATCAAGGCGAAGAGTATCTTGCTGCACAAATGGATTATACTTTGGGCAAGATATTAGAGAGACATATAGATTGATTTGTTTAACTTTTAAAATTAAAAAGCAGAGTCGCAAGAAGAATTAACAGAGTAGCCGGGCCTCGCAGAAATATGAACGGTGCAGGGGCTGGTGGTAGATTGGTTGCCAGACGTGGCGGTGAAGCTGGTACATCACAGTTGGGGTCACGCAGACAGCGTTATAGTGACCTTCGTACTTCATTTGGTTTAAGTGGTGGTTAGCTATGAGCAAGGTAGAACAAGCGAACCGGTATATAGACCTCATTCGGGTAAAATCGAATGAGGCTTTACTGTTTTTATCACTTGGCAAAGATTCGCTTGTTCTGCTTGATTTAATCTATCCGAAGTTTGACCGGATTGTTTGTGTGTTCATGTACTTCGTCAAGAAATTGGAGCACATTAACCGATGGATTGGCTGGACTAAAGTCAAATATCCAAAGATTGAGTTTGTGCAAGTGCCTCACTGGAATCTTACTTATATTCTTCGTGGAGGTATGTATTGCGTGCCTAATCCGAAAGTGAAACTATTGAAGTTGGCAGATGTGGTAAAGGCTATGCAGCTTACTTATGGGCTTTATTACACATTTTTAGGCATGAAAAAAGCCGATGGTATGAACCGCAGGCTTATGCTGAAAGGGTATGAGGTAAACGGTTACGAGAATAACGGTATGGTTTATCCTTTGGCTGATTGGACACAAAAGGATATTCTTGCTTATATGAGGCAGCACAATTTACCCGAACCAGTTCGATATTCATTGAAAGCCAGTTCGGGAGTAGGTTTCAATCTTGATTGTATGCTTTGGATGGAGAATAATTACCCACAAGATTTACAGAGAATTTACAAAGTTTTCCCAATGGCTGAAAGGGTGCTTTGGGAGTATAATAATCAACAAAAGCAATAGAAGGAAAGCCGAGTCAGAAGAAAATCAATTGATGATATTGCAGAGCAAAGATACAGACTATCTCGTACTTTAACGGGTAATAGGCTGAACAGAGTAAACTCTATTGCAAGAAAGTATATTCGATACATTGAACGAACCTTTGGGTATAACGAGGGGAAACAACAAGATGGCGCAAGAAAAGTATCTCGAAGAATTTATATGGGTTTAACTAATGGATGATATGGAATTGTCAAAATACATAAAGAGTGAATCGATGGAACTTAATCGTTCTGCCATTCACTTTGCAGATTATAACCCCCGGAAACTTTCCGATGAATCACGTAAGACACTGAAACGTGGCATCAAGAAGTTTGGTTTAGTCGGTGGAATTGTCGTGAACAAGCGTACAGGTCTTACCGTAGTCAGCGGGCACCAGCGTTTGTCTGTCATGGACGAATTGCAAAAGTTTCCCGATAACGACTACCGCATTCGTGTCGATGTCATAGACGTGGACGAGCAGCAGGAAAAGGAGTTAAACATTCTAATGAACAACCCTAATGCACAAGGGACATGGGATTTTGACGCTCTTGCCCGTATTGTTCCTGATATTGACTGGAAAGATGCAGGTCTGACCGATGCAGACTTGAATATGATTGGTGTCGACTATCTTTTGCAGACCGAAGGGGAAAACTCTATTGCGGATGCTTTGTCTGATATGATGACCCCGGTTTCCGAACAGAAAGAAGCCGATAAGGCCGCCAAACAGTTGGAACGTGCCGAAAAGGTAGCCCACATGAAGGAAGTCAAACAACAGGTAAAGGAGAATGCACAGAAACAAGCCGAGAACATGGATGCCTATGTGATGTTGTCCTTCGATACCTATGAAGCTAAAGCCGCTTTCTGCGAAAGGTTCGGGTATGAACCAGATATGAAGTTTATAAAGGGAGAAGTTTTTGATGAACAAGTAGAAAGAATAGATTAATTATTGGGAGGAAAGCTGAGTTAGAAAGAAAACATATAGCCAGTTATATCAGCAGTCCAGACGAATAATGTACAACGCTGGAAGACAATACGGGTTAGGTTCTGCAAGACAAAGAAACATAAGGGATAGAACGAAATCCATAATGGGAAGATATGCTGAGAAGATAGATAGCTATTTCTCAAAAAGAGGAGTTGATGTCTATGGAAACAAGCCAATTTCTCGCCGTGTATATATGGGTAACAATAACGGTTAAAATTATGAGCAATAGTGAATCTCAAAATAGAAAAGGTAAAGGAGGAAGAAAGCCAAAGTTTGACTATACAAGCGAGGACTTTCTTTCTCTCGTGGAATCGTATGCCAAAAAGGGATTCACTGATAAGGAAATTGCCTATGCCATAGGGATTTTACCACAAACTTTCTGCGAAAAGAAAAGTGAGTACACCGAAATATCCGAAGTCTTAGCGCGTGGGCGTGCGACAATCAATGCCACTGTAAGGGCTAAATTCCTTGTAATGGCTCTCGGTGGCATAAAAACCAAAAGCACCGTGGTAAGAAAGCTCCGTGATTCAGAAGGGAATTTGACGGGCGAAGATGAATTACAAGTAAGCGAAAGCGAGTTGGCTCCTAATTTGCAAGCAATGTCCGTTTGGCTGTACCACCATGATGAAGATTGGAGAAAGATTGAGCGCAAACAAGATGAAGACGCTGATATTCCAACAGACATAGAGCATGGCATCAACATTGATTCCTGGATTAAAGACAAGCTGAAATGATAGTACCTCAAGAAATTTACCATCCATTATACGAGGATAAGGAAAAATTTATAATTCTTATCACCGGTGGGCGTGGTAGCGGAAAGTCTTTCAATGCTTCTACCTTTATTGAGCGGTTGACTTTTGAAATGACTCCCGTAGAGAAGATAGTTCATCAGATTCTTTACACCCGTTACACGATGGTTTCTGCCGGTATGTCTATCATCCCCGAAATGATGGAGAAGATAGATTTGGACGGAACCACGAAATATTTCAAGACCACAAAGACGGATATAGTCAATAAGATGACTAAGAGCCGTATCATGTTCCGGGGTATCAAGACTTCTTCCGGGAACCAGACAGCAAAACTGAAATCCATTCAAGGCATTACGACTTTCGTCTGCGATGAAGCGGAAGAGTGGACAAGCGAAGATGAGTTCGACAAGATAATGCTCTCCATTCGCAAGAAGGGTATTCAGAACCGGATTATCATTATAATGAACCCATGCGATTCCAATCACTTCATCTACAAGAAATACATTGAGAAAACTCACAAGCTGGTAGAGATTGACGGTGTGCAGGTTCAGATTTCCACTCATCCGAATGTGCTTCATATTCACACTACCTACTTTGATAACTTGGATAACCTTTCTCCTGAGTTCCTGAGAGAGGTGGAAGATATGAAGGTGAGTAATCCTGAAAAGTATGCTCATGTGGTTATCGGTCGCTGGGCTGACGTTGCAGAAGGTGCTGTGTTCAAGAAGTGGGGAATTGTTGACGAGTTCCCGGCTTGGGCAAAGAAAATTGCTTTCGGGCAAGACTTCGGTTATACGCATGACCCGTCTGCTTCCATTCGTTGTGGTATCGTTGATAACGCCCTTTACTTGGATGAAGTGGATTACCGTACTGGATTGCTTTCTTCTGACATCATCAAGACTCTTCGCCCGTGGGGATTGAAAGTCATTGCTGACAGCGCAGATCCACGTTTGATTCAAGAGATACACAACGGAGGAATCAAGATATATGCCGTAGAGAAAGGTGCAGGCTCTATCAATGCCGGAATTGACAAAATGAAAGATATGGAGATTTATATAACCAAACGCTCGTACAACTTACAAAGCGAGTTCAGAAAGTATGTTTGGGCAAAGGATAAGGACGGGAACTATATCAACGAACCGGAAGACCATGACAATCACGGAATAGATGCTGTACGTTACTATGTATTGGGTGAGCTTCTTGGTAAGATTCAGAAGCCGAAAGATTTAACAGGAATATTCACACACTAAAAATATAAGCTATGCCATTGAATTTAGAAGAAATATTAGCATTGCCCGATATCGGGCAGAAGATAAACTATCTGAAGAAAGGTAGGAAAACTGAACTTCCCGACCGTTGCAAACTTTGGGATGATTGGAATCCGGAACGCCATGAAATCATGGTTGACGAAAAGAAATATCCGGACAGAAAGGTTCTTGAAAAAGAAGCAGAGAAGCACTTCGATGAAAAAACGGGTAAGACTTATGAAATCGAAGCAAAGTATAAGACTGAACCGGTGAACCGTATCTCCATTCCATTGGAACAAGATATAGTGAATATTCAAACAGCTTTCACGGTCGGCACAGAACCGTCTATGGATTGCACTCCGACTGATGATGATGAAAAGAAGCTGCTGGATGCGGTCAAAGCTGTATTCAAGTCCAACAAAATCAAATATCAGAACAAGAAGATTGTCCGTGCCTGGCTCTCCGAACAGGAAGCGGCAGAATATTGGTATGTTACCGATGATGATTCGTTTTGGGCAAAGTTTTGGAAGAAAATAAAGACTACCTTCGGGGGGAAGGTAAAACCCACCAAGAAACTGAAAAGCGTGTTATGGTCTCCATTCAGAGGTGATAAGCTATACCCGTTCTTTAACGACGAAGGTAAAATGATTGCTTTCTCACGTGAGTACAAGAAGAAGCTCATGGATGATTCGGAGGTCATCTGCTTTATGACTATCACGGACAAAATGGTTTATCAATGGGATTTGTCTAAAGGGTATGAAGAAAGAACGCCTTTTGCTCATGGATTCCCAAAACTACCGGTTCTCTATGCTTATCGTCCAGAACCTTATTGCAAGAAGATAAAGACATTCCGTGTCCGGCTGGAAAAACTGTTATCCAATTATGCTGATTGCATCGATTATCATTTCTTCCCATTGCTGAAGCTAATTGGAGATGTAGAGGGTTTCATGGGTAAGGTTAAGGATAGAATGGTCAAACTTACAGGTGAAGGTGCGGATGCTCAATATCTGACATGGAACCAAGTTCCGGATACGGTACGTTTTGAAGCAGAAACACTCACCAATATGGCTTATGATATGTCAAACACTCCAAGAATATCCTTTGAGACGTTGAAGGGGGTAGGCAAAGCATCAGGGACCGCTTTCCGCTTTATGTTCATGGGCGCACATATGGCGGTAGAAAATCACGGTGAGGCTATCGGTGAGTTCTTGCAGCGGAGAGTAAATTTTATTGTTTCCGCTTTAGGCTCTATCAATCCAACCGAGTTTAGCAAGGCATCGCAAACCATTGACATAGAGACAGAACTGGTTCCATATATGATTGATGATTTGAATGATAAGGTGACTACTGCGGTTTCCGCTGTCAGTGGTGGCATCTGGTCAACGCGTGAGGGAATCATGTTTGCCGGGAATGCTGATAGGGTAGAAGAGGAGCTTGCAGAAATCAAGGAGGAACAAGGGGCAAAGAATAACAATGCAGTGTCTCCTAACTCCAAAGGATAATTCATTACTTCATGTTCTTATCGTACTATTGAGCGGAGCTAATTTAGTTCCGCTTTTTTATTGCTAAATTCTATATTATAGAATATATTCTCTGGAAAAATTTTATAATTCAAAATTAATTCATATTTTTGCATCAAACAAAAGAGGTATGAGGATTGTATCACATAAGAAATTGAAAGAGTTCTACGAGACGAAAGGCTATGAAGATTCACGCATAGCCTTAGAACGTTGGTATGATATAGTGGAAAAAGCTGAATGGAAGAACCTATCAGACATTAAAGTGGATTTTCTTTCTGCTGACTATGTAGGCAACCAACACTACGTTTTCAATATCAGAGGCAACAACTATCGGTTGGTTGTCGTTGTTAAGTTTACAATTGGGTACGTCTTCATTCGCTGGGTTGGTACTCATAAAGATTACGATAAGATAGATTGTTCAACCATTTAAGAGATAGAAGTATGAATAAAGTAACGAAAGAACAGTATGAATTTGCTTTGGCGAGAGTGGAGGAACTTCTGCCATTGGTTGATGACAATACGCCTTCAAATGATAAGAATGCGGTGGAGCTTACAGTTATGTCCGATGTTGTGATAGCATACGAAAAAGAACATTATCCGATAGAAAAACCGACTGTTGCGGAATTGATAGAGTTATCCCTTGAAGAGAAAGGGATGAGTCAAAAGCAACTTGCTGGTGAGATTGGAATAAGTCCATCGCGTGTGAATGACTATATCTCCGGACGTTCGGAACCGACCCTCAAAATTGCGAGGTTGCTATGTCGAGTGCTGAATATACCTCCGGCCGCAATGTTGGGATTCTAATCCAAAATACAAATATGAAAAAGAGAAAGAAAATAGTATTACTACTAGGTGCAGGTTTTCCTGTAGCATGGGGAGCTCCATTTTCCAAAGATATTCTTGATAGAATAATTGAAGATAAAGAATATATGTATGATAGTAATACAACTTGGGGTAAATTTATATTTGATACATTAAAATCTTTTTATGAAGAGGAGGACGGAGTCACTGTTAATTTCGAGACAGTGATTGCTGCATCGGAATCTATAATGAATTATGTTATAGCGTCAACCAATGAAAACAGGAATTCGTATAATACGTCATTTACTCCTGCTGTTAATGTCCTAATAGACTCCATCCAGCAAAAACTAAATGAGATATCTGATAAATTAGAGAAAAGGAGGCATTTTTATTCTATATACAAACATTTTGTGGATATTGTTATTCAACTCATTAAGGAATATGATGAAAAAGCTTGTGCTGCTGAGTATAAACTGCTAAATGAAAGATTGAACGAATTTATTGAATCTTTATTGAACAAGAAATATTCAGTAAAAATATATACCACAAATTATGACGCTATGATACCTCAGATTCTTTCAAAGCGTAAAATATATATGGGGGAACATTTGTTATCTGATTATAGTATTGTTTATAAAGCTGATTATTTAAGAAATAAAGACTCTCATTTAAGTTACTTTTACCTACATGGCTCTATCTATTGGACTTTTAAATTTGTAGAGAATAAATATAGAGTTGTAAAATCTACGATAACTGGAGAGGTGCAATCCTTAACTGCTCAAGGCGGAAATCCGAGTGAGAATTTAATTTTTAGCCCGATAATTGTTGGGTATACTAAGACTCAAAGAAGTCTAATGAATCCTTTTAATATCGGATTTACTAATTTTGCAAATGATTGTAATGATTGCAATAAGTTGCTAACAATAGGGTATTCGTTTTCTGATCCACATATTAATTCTATAATTCAAACTAATGTAGACTTTAATAAAGTTCGGCTTGCATATATAGGATTCGTTGAAAGGTTTGAAGGTTCTTCAGAGTATACGAAAATAGATTACTTCATAAGAAGATTGTATAAAAAAAACGAGGATGAAAGTTGGTTCAACTCAATTAATAATAATTTTGTTGCATATAAAAAAGGGTTTTCTAATTTTATAGAGAATAGAGATAATTGGACTAAGATTTAAAGATTGCTAGCATAAAAAAGGCGTGATTCACTCAGTTTCACGCTTTTTTTATACTCATTTCCCACAATCACCTGATTGTGGTTTTCTACCACTCCAATTATTCCCCTTTCATTCACTTACTGACTACTTTATATACCGTATTTACGACAATGGATTGATTGTCGTGAATGGGAAGCCTAAATATTTATCAGTCATCTGTATTGGTAGTATTTTTATTTCCGCAAATTGAATCTCAAATTTTAATTCATACGGTATGACAATCTTAGAACAAATTTTGGCAGGGCTGCAACAGAAGTTTACTGGGGTGGACACTGCTATCTTAACCCGAATCGCTACTAAAAAAGCAGAGGGTGTAACGGACGAGACAAAGGTAAACTCAATTGTTGAGGGTATCAGTTTTTCGGACGTGCTTAACTCCTATGGTGATTTCCGTGCCGGGGATGCTTCCAAGACCGCAGTTTCCAACTACGAAAAGAAACATAACCTTAAAGACGGTAAGTCAATTGAGAATCCTAATCCCAATCCTAACCCTAATCTGAAGCTGGAAGATAAGACGGACGACATGGCGGCTATTATTGCTAACGCAGTGAGTGCAGCCGTTAAACCTCTTTCTGATAAGCTCGCTCAATTCGAGACAGAGAAGTTACAAGCTACCCGGCAGGAGCAGATTATGGCAAAGGCAAAGGAGTATGGTATTCCCGAAAACTACGCCAAACGATGCGCCATTAAGGACGATGAGGACTTGGACGCATACTTCAAGGACTTGAAGCAGGAGTTCGCAAATGACGGCTTCAAAGGCGTAACCCCTCCCGAATCAGCGGAAGAGAAGATTGAGAAAGAATCTGAATCTATCGCTAAAATGATTGATGAGGGTACGAAAACTATTGTTGAACAAAACAAGAATTAATTATGTCAGCAGGATTTAAGTATGACTTGGTTCCACCCGTTGAGCAAGAGGAACGCTACGATGTCCAGACCGGCATTCGTAGACGTGGTCCGTTCAAACTCGACACGCAGAACCTGGTAGTGGGAAGTTTTCTTCCCGGATTTACACCGATTTGTGCGGACTTGAAAAACAAGTTCGCTTATGCGGTAATCAATGTGAGAGTTGCGGAAGCCTATACCACTGGTGGAGAGGCTTTGTCTATCAAAGTAGCTAAGAACTCTTTGGCTTATGTGGGTATGTTTGTCGGAAACGGCAAGAAAGGTGCAGAAGTAACGGCAATTGATAAGTCTAATGCCAACTACGATGTATTGACTATCAAGGCTGCTTTTGGTGAGAATATTGCCAAAGATGCTGTATTATTCAATGCGGTTGCAGTTGATGGTTTAAAGCAAAAGCATGTGGCTAATTCGGCTCTGTTTAACCGTACAAAGGTTGAGGACGGAATCACATTGGTTTCATTGCTTCGTACAGCCGCAGAAATTGAACCCTCAAAATTGGTTATGCCGTTCTCCGAGAACGATAAAGCCAACATGAAGGGATGGTTTGAATTTAACGAGTAAGGAGGTAGGATATGTTTTTAACGATTCAAACATTATTCGATGATGCGAACATTGTTTCCGCTATCATCAGACGTGTGAACCAGACACGCACGGACACAATCTATTGGCAGCAGTATCTTACTTTCCGCAGAGTGACTACTCGTGTGTTCAAAGACTATATCGGTTCTGTAACTGGAGTTTTGGCCGGATCCATCAATTCGCGTTTTGGAGAGAAACCCATCCGTGAACGTCGGAACATCGGTTCCGGATATGGTGAGATTGCCTATTTGGGTGATGCTTATCAGATGTCTATTGACCGTCTTTCTGAATTGCAGGATTTGATTGACAAGTTCAATGCCGCTAAGCCAGCCGACCAAAAGGCTGCAATGGAAGAGATTGTAAACTTCCTGGCAGACGACTACCGTCAGATTACCCTTGCCGCCCACAAGCGTATGGATATTATTGTCGGTGCGCTGTTGATGCTTGGTGAAGCCACCGTTTACAACAAAGACGCTGCAATCACTTCCGGTCAGACCAATAATAAACTGCTGGAGATTACCCTTCCGTTCAATTTTATCAAGCCGAAAAGTGGAGATGTGGTTGTGGACGGAAAGAATATGTTTATCTCTTATTTGAGAGAGAAACTTCATTCCTTGGCACCGGACTATGGCGTTTATGCCAAGATGATAATGACCCGTGCAACCTTCAACAAGAATGTGCTTGGCTCTTCTGAATTTGGTGAGCAGTACAAGATGATTCTCGGCAGCAACGAAATGAAGTTGAGTACGGGTTTGATTTCTTCTTCGTTGGCTTCCGAAGTGTTCACCGGCATCGGTCTGCCTCGCATCGAAATCAAGGAGGACTACGTGAAAGACCAGACGGGAAAGAATGTGCAGATTTACGCGGATAACCGTATTACTCTGTTACCTTCTGACAACATTGGTTATATGCGCCATCATACCCCGTATGAAGCGACAGACCCAGTACAAGGACGTACTTATATCCCGTCAGAGGGGCAGATGCTTATCTCCAACTACCGTGATAAGAACGGTCGCTACATGGAATATACGGCAGAGTGGATTCCGCAGATTTCCAACCCGGACTTGATAACCAATTTCGATTTGAACGAAATTGCATCCATCCAATCAGCATAAGGGGGTAGGATATGAAAGTAAAGGTTATATCAGTTTTCCGCGACAAGTTCACCGGAAAGTATTACACTCCCGGTGAAGTGATTGAAGTCGGTGAGGAAGCCCGTGTGCTGGATATGGAAAGCCGCAGACTTGCTGAACGGATTGAGGCAAAAAATCCCGAAGTGAAAGCCCCTGAAGAAAAGAAAGAGGTGAAAATTTCCCTCTTTGAAAAGGAGTTTGAGAAGAAGGCTTTGGTTGACGCTTTGAAGTCTATCGGTGCGCAGGCTTCCGGCAATATGAAAGAGGAAACTCTTTTGTCTAAGGTTTCAGAACTGGATGAAGAATCAACAGCCAAACTGAAAGAAGCATTAGGTATCGAGTAAAAGGATAGGGTATTGCTTCTACCCTTCCATTGTCTAATTTTATAAATCAGAAAAGAAATGAAGAATTTTATTTTTGCCATGTGTGGTTTTTTGATGATGTCTTTGGTCTCGTTGAGCGTGCAGGCATCAAGTGTGGAATCTCCCAAGTGTGAATATGTGAATCCATCGGTTAATGCCGGTTTGCCGGATATTCAGTCTATCACTTTGGAAACGGCTCCGGCTGATTGTGTTGTACTAACCATGCCACAGACTATATTCTTGGTTGCAAATAACCCGGCTATGATGTGTTCGATGAAAGAGGAAGCGGCTATTCAAGGGATACGAATTAATGTTCCCAAATGCCCGTTCAGATACATCTATAAATCAAAGTATTGCACGCATTATAGCTATACCGCATATAGTAAACTGATTACACCATATTGATTGATAACAGTCATGAGTAACAAGGAGTTTGTATTAAGCGTATTTGATAAGAATCCCCCGTCTAATCTTGTAGTTGAAAATATACTTTCAAGAACGGGATTGGATGGCGAAGAACCTTTTGCCGAGGAAAATAGGGCAAGATTAGAGGTCGCTTGTGCCAAGCAAATTCCGTGGATGATACAAAATCCATCTTCGGTCAGCGAAAGCGGATTTTCTGTGTCTTGGTCTAATTATGTTGATAGCCTAATGAAATTGTACTCATGGCTGTGTAAGCAGTACGGCTTGAAAGACGAACTGAGTAACAAACCTAAAGTGACTTTTTTATGATATTCGCTCCACACATATTGCAGGTAAAAGTTATCACCCCGATGGATAAGGATGAGTTTGGCAGACCTATTCCTGGAACAGGTGGTGAATACTGGCAGGAGGTATGCAAGTGCCGTTGTGATGATAACACTACCAAAGAGTTTTCATCTGATAACGGCTCTGTGTATCGTCCGAATTATCATGTGGTGTGTGAGAAGAGAATTACTGTCAAGGCTGGTGATGAAGTACGTTGCATGGATGGTGATGGCGTAAGAGGTCAAGGCGAAGTCTACACGATAAAGAGTACAAACTACTTTAACTACTCGGAATTATGGATGTAGATTTCGATTTCTCAGATGTCGACTCCTTTTTCGATGAAGGAGAATGGGAGGTCGAAAAGAAGATGATTGATGTAGGCGATGAAGCCGTGAAGTACGCAGAGGAAAATGGCGATTATCAAGACCATACACTCACTTTGAGAACGTCCAATGATTACGATGTCGATAAAGACGGTTTGACGCTGAAAAACGAAGCGGAATACGCTTCATTCGTAGAATCTAAAGGGTATGATGTTTTGAGTAGTGCTGCTTTATATGCGGAGAAACGATTAAAAGAAGAATTTGAAAAATGAAAAGAATATTCAAGTATGAATTGATTGTTGCAGACCATTCAAAACTATGTCTGCCTATCGGGGCGAGGATATTGTCTGTTCAAGTACAACGAGGTACTGTTTGCTTGTGGGCTATCGTAGATGAATATCAGAAAGAATTGTGCTTTGTGGATATTTATATGTACGGAACGGGGCAACACGTATCAGATGCAGATTTGGCTGGAAAAAGATTTGCCGGAACGGTTCAACTTGGAGATTTGGTTTGTCACGTATTTCTCGAATATGACGAAAACGTCCAATATTTGATAGTATGATAGTAACCACCGACATAGGAAACATCCTCTACCGGGATTGCAAGGCTTTCGGGATAGGCATAGTGCCAGCAGGAGAAACGCTGACGGGTGAATTGACCTCTGAAAGAATCGTTATCCACACAAAGAAACAACAGCCGGGAAAGTATTGGAAGAAATCTTTCGCAGAAGTGAGTTTTTGTGTACCCGATTTAAGCGAAAATGAAGCGAACCCCATCCGTTTGAATGAACTCGAAAGAGAAACCATGAAACGGTTTGATGATGTAGTAAGCACCTATGACGGTACAACCTATCGTTATTCTATCGAATCAATTGGCACGGAAGCGGATACAGCTTTGAAATGTCATTACGTGAATGTGAGAATTTTATTTGAAGTAATAAATGTAAAACTATAAGATTATGATTTCAGCAGTAGGAATAAAAAGAATCTTGTTTGCCGACATTGATAAGGTAACGGCAGACATTACCCCCGAAATTGCAAAAACTTTGATTCAAGCAGCCATCGCTGCCAAAGATGAGGTCTTGAATGTACACGGGGAAACGTGGCAGATTGAGGAGACGGAAGCCTCCGTCACTGGGTACAAGAACCAATTAACGGGAAAGAATTACCGTTACGATGATGTGCCGGGAGAAGTATCGCCCGCTTTCTCTATCGGACAATATGACTGGAAGACCAAGAAAGCGTTCATGGGTGGCGATGTTATTCAGGCCACATCTAAAGATGTGGGTTGGAAGCGTGCTTTGGATAAAGTTATTGTCAACAAAGCATTGTTCTGTCTGACCGATGATGATGTCTGGTTCATCTTCCCAAAATGCCGTATTGTTTCCCGTGAAGCCAATACGGATAAGGCAATTGCAATCGCTGTAAAAGGCTTGGTGCAGGAACCGGGAATTGAAGGCGTTTCTTCTGAGTATAACTACGAAGAGGGGCAGATTAAAGCTTTGCAGGCATGAACTACAGTAACCATTGTACCTACTCCTTCCGATGCGACCGTAAAGCTGGACGGTGCAACGGTCAAGTCAAAGCAGGTGAATGCTGGGGCTACCGTTCACTATGAAGTGTCGAAAGTGGGGTACGTCACTCAGTCAGGAGATATTAAAACCACTCCTTCTGAAGTTGATACCACTCTTAAAAAAGAGATAACATTGGTAAAAGCACAAGAGTGATAACTGGGGGATGGATATATACCATTCCCCCTTTTAGTTTAAGAATATGAATCAAGCAGCAAAAACGGTTTCTGATGCTTTGTTAGGGCTGGATTTCAAGAATGTGGAGATAGGAGGGATGGTTTATACCATTAAACCTCCTACAATTAAAATTATCTGTCGTGCCATTCATCATTTTTCCGATATCGCCCTGAGAGGAGATAATATCATGGAGGCTATTAAAGAGCTTCCTGAAGCTACTGAAGATATGCTGAAAGGTATTTCATGCTTCATCTGCGGGAATGATAGTTTGGTCAAAGAATTGGAGAACGGCACTTTTGAAGAAGTCAAAGATGCCTTGGAAGTCTGTTTCTCTATGATGGATATATCGGCTTTTCAGTGTGTCAGCTCGATGAGGAACGTGTCGATGCTGGCAGCAAGACCGAAACAGTAGGAAACACAACGTTCTTCGGGCAGATAGCCCATTTGATTGACACGCTGCATCTGAGTTATACAGAAGTGTTTGAGATTATCCCTTATCGGAATCTGCTGATGATGCAACGGGATAAATTACACGCAGTATATGGTGGTCAGAAGGTGAATAGAATCAGTGGTAAGGAATTGGCTAATCGTAGGAAAAAGAAATAGATATGGCGAAATTATATTTTAAGGTAGGTAGTGACTGGGAAGAAGTTGTAAGGCTCCGTAATGAAATTGCGAAGTTAAAACAAGAGTTAATGAGCATGGATGGCACGCAGTCTCCTGCTGCTTTCAAGGCTTTAAATGTTCAACTTGCTGCATCTAATCAAAGATTGGATGAGTTGGTAACTAATGCAGCCAAAGCTGGAGCAGAGATGGAAACGGGATTCAAAAGGAAAATCTTCGATGCTTCCCAATCTGTAAATGGGTTCACAGAGAAGATTATCGCTCAAAAGAGTGCCATAGGTTCTCTTCAAACAACTATTCGTAAAAATAAGGAGTTATATAAGAACATCGTTTCAAGAGGTGGGGAAGATAAAGAACTGCTTAATCACATCAACAAACAAGAAAGAGCGCTCGGTAAAGAACGGGATGCTTTATTCAACCTCACCCAACAGCAAGCCGAAGCGCGTCTTTCCGTAAAGAAACTCCGGGATGAATATACACTTTATAAGAATGATGGGAAACAAGTAGTAGAAACTAACGAAGGTATCGCTATATCTTGGAAGAAAGCGCTGGCAGTTATTGGTGGCGCCGGAGTATTAAAGGCATTAGGTTCTGAAATGATTCGTGTGCGTGGCGAATTTCAATCTATGCAGACCGCTATTGAGACTATGGTTGGAGAAGATATAGCAGGGCGACTGATTCCGCAAATCAAGGAGCTGGCTAAGATTTCTCCACTTACTATGTCAGATATGGTTGGAGCAGAAAAGATGATGCTTGGATTTAACATACAAGCAGAAGATACTATCAAATACTTGAAAGCCATTAGTGATATTTCTATGGGGGAATCCAGTAAGTTCAATTCGCTGACTTTGGCATTTTCACAGATGTCAGCAGCGGGTAAACTTATGGGGCAGGATCTGAATCAAATGATAAACGCTGGATTCAACCCGTTACAGATTATCTCCGAAAAGACCGGAAAATCTATCGCAACTTTGAAAGATGAAATGTCCAAAGGTGCTGTTTCCGCTGAAATGGTTCAACAGGCATTCATTGATGCAACTTCCGCAGGTGGTAAGTTCTATAATATGTCTGAGAATGCTTCAAAGACTATCAATGGTCAGTTGTCTATGATGCAGGATGCTTTGGATTCCGTGTTTAACGAATTGGGAATTAAGTCAGAAAGTGTTATCATGGACGGTATTCAAATGACAACTTCGTTGATTCAGAATTATGAAACAGTAGGGAAGGTCTTGGCTGGATTAGTGGTTACTTATGGTACATACCGGACCGCAGTGATGCTTGTTACTGCTGCCGAAAGTAAACATACTCTTGTGGAGATTGGACTTATCAATGCCCGTTTATTGGCACGAAAAGCGCAGTTAGCTTTAAATGCTGCTATGCTAACTAATCCTTATGTAGCATTGGCTACGGTGGTTGTTGGATTAACAGCTACTATGTGGGCATTCAGAGATTCTACAACCGCTGCTGAAAAAGGAACAAGGAGGTATAATGAAGAACAAGAAAAAGCGACCAAGCTTGATAGCGAACGGAAACAAAAAATAGACGGTCTTATTCAAAGCTCTCGTGATATTGCATTGTCTGACTTGCAGCGAGGTGAAAGTTTGGCGGTATTACGAAGCGAATATCCCAAGATATTTGCCCAATACGATATTGAATCAATTAAACTTGCTGACATACTTCAATTAAAACAACAAATAGCCAAAGAGGATGCAAAGCGCGCAGGCGAGGAAGTTGCAAGAAGTTTTGAAGCTGCTAACAAAGCTGTTTCAGACTATGAAAATGCCCTTTCTGCCAAACAAATCAATGGTGGTAAATTAACACAGCAGGAAATAAACAAGTTAAAAGAACTTCGCTCTTATAGAGACCAATTTCTTGTTGATAAAGGTAAAGGTATCTCTGAACAGTTCATATCCAATCTTAAAGATGTTGATATTAGTGAGTTTGACCGCTACATCTCTGAGTTAGAAAAGAGTATCAAAGGGAAAGGTAAAAATGGTACTGTGAAACTCCGTTTACCTATTGATATTAAGGGTACTTTGTCCGATGAAGCAATCTATAATGTGAAAGACATAAAAACACTTATAGATACTGCAAAATCCACTAAACAGACACGAATTGACGCAGAGAAGAATAAAACAACCTACCTGCAAGACCTTGCCAAAGCAAAAGAAGATTGGGAAGAGGCAAAGAAAGGGTATGAAGTTCTTTTGAAAGACCAACAAGCAACATCGGAACAGGTAAAAAAGGCCCGTGAAGATATGCTATCAAAAGAGAAAGCCTATAAAGATTTAGGTGGTATTACCGGAAGTTCTTTAATCAAGCAGGAAAATCAAGCCAAGAAAGAAGCCGAAAACCGACTTAAACAGCAAGAACAACTTGCCGAACAACTTCTTTCCATTCGTCGGAAAAACCAGCAGGATGAAGTCAACCTCATGGAGGACGGCACGGAAAGGAAGTTGAAGCAGATTGACTTGGACTATCAGAGGGAGCTTGATGCCATCAAGAAGCAGCGCAGGGAATGGGAAAGTTTGCAGGGCGGCAAGCTAACCGACGAGCAAATGTCTACTCTTGGCATGTGGGCTTCCAATGCAGCAAAAGGAAGGGAATCCGGTATCTCCGACGTAAACAGAAAGAAGCTGGAATCGGACAGAAAGGCTTGGCAGGAATACTTCATTGAGTACGGAAATTACCAAGAAAAACGGAAGAACCTTGTACAGAAATACAATGACGAGATAGCCAAACTGCAAACCGACAGCCCGGAGTACGCTTCCAAGGTAGCCCAAAAGAACAAGGCTCTTGAACAGCTTGATGAACAGTTCGGTCACTCCACAAAGGCGATGGCAGACCTCTTTGAAGATGCCAGCAATAAGTCCGTTTCCGCTATTCAGTCCATCATTGATAAGTATGAAACACTTGTCAAGTACATGTCTGGTACAAAGGAAAGTGACGGAACGAATGTTACACTTGATGAATTGAAAGCGCTCGGATTCACTGATAAGGACATTGAAAAGATAGAAAAGGGTGAAATCTCCATAAAGGACGTAACAGATGCAATCAGAGGGCTAAAGGATGAGCTGAAAGGCAAATCACCGTGGCAGGCTTTCGTCTCTGACTTGGAGAAAGGGATAGAAGCCATAAAAAAGGGCGGCAACGATTCCAAGAAAACCGGTCAAGGAATCACCGATATAGGAAATGCTGTGACGTCTTTTGCCCCTGCATTGAATGAGTTCGGCTCAAGTATCGCCGACATATTCGGATTTGACGACAGTAAGATAACAAGCGCCATTGATGCGCTTGGCGGCTTAGGACAAACGGCATCCGGGGTCGGGCAAATCATGTCGGGTGATATTGTCGGAGGCGCAATGAGTGCAGTTTCTGGAATTTCCGCTGTAGTGTCTGCGTTGGATGGGATGTTCGGTGCCGATTATTCCCACTATAACGAGATGGTCGAGGAATATAACAAACTCAATGAGATATGGGATGAGCTGATAGACAAGAAGCTGGAGTACATCAACACATCCTACGGAGCAGAAGCGGACAAGGTAGGCAAAGAGGCTCTTGAACTTGTCAACAAAAGCATTGAGGCGTACAGAATACTTGGGCGTGAACGATTAAACTCCGGTGCGTCTGCCGGTTCTCATTCCATTGGCAAGCGCATGGCAAAGAACACCTCGTCAAGCGACTGGCAGGACATCGCCAGAGCGCTCGACATGTCTGTCAAAGACGCCAAGGATTTTATAGGTACCGGACGCATGACGGGATTGTTTGACCTGACTACTGAACAGTTGGAGAAACTAAAGTCAGAAGCGCCTACTTTTTGGGCTAAATTAGATGGCGATGTGAGAGATTATCTTGATAAGATTATCGAGGGGGAGGAACGTATTGAGGAAATCCATAATCAGATAAACGAGCAGCTTACACAGACTACATTCGATGGTGTGTACAGTAATTTCATAGATACCCTTATGGACATGAAAGCATCGTCCAAAGATGCAGCCGAAGACATTTCGGAATACTTCATGCAAGCTATGCTCTCCGAGCAGATAGGAACACTTTATCAGGACAAGCTAAAGAAGTGGTATGAGAAGTTTGCAAAGGGTATGGAGGATGGTTCTTTGACGGAATCCGAAAGAAATGCATTGAACAGCGAGTATATGGGTTACATTGAAGAAGCGATGAAGCTTCGTGACGAGCTTGCCGCAGCCACCGGATATGACAAGATTTCGCAAGAATCAACATCCCAGTCTTCAACTTCCAGAGGGTTCGGTACTGAAATGACACATGAAGATGCAGGAGAATTAAGCGGTAGGTTTACTGCTCTGCAGATAGCAGGAGAAGAGATAAAGAATCAAAATATCATTCAATCTCAATCGCTTAATTTACTAACAGTAAAAGCTGATGCTCTACTTTCCATAAATACGGAAACAAGGAATATCGCTGATGATACGCGAGATTTGATAGCACAATCTTATCTTGAATTAGTACAGATTTCGGAAAATACAGGAGCTATTGTAAAACCAATCATTCAAATTCAGAAAGATATGGCAGAAGTGAAAAACAATACATCTAAATTATAAACTATGTCAGATTTATTGATAAATACCCAAGACGCCTACACAACATGGGGGGTAAGAATAGGAGAGGGCTTTCTTGATGTACTTGGTGCATCATCACCCATGAAAGAATTTATAGAGAATAAGTCCCGGTTAGAACATGGAAAACGTGTGATAATCAATAATCCTAAAGTCGATGAGAGGGAAATAACACTTTCTTTTACAATTGAAGGAAATTCCCAGTCCGATTATCAATTAAAGAAAAAAGCTTTCTTCGATGAGCTTTATAAAGGCAAGATTGATATTCAAGTTCCGGCTAATAGTAGCGAAGTTTACCATCTTATTTATACTGGCAAGAGTGTCACTTACGCACAGAGTTTAGACCGAACTTTCGGAAAAATTTCAGCCAAGTTCAACGAACCGAATCCGGCAAACAGAAATTAAATTCCAACAATAGAGAGATTGTTGCGTATATGAGTGCTCAAAATTGGGCACTCTTTTTTTTATCTCCGAACTTTGAAGACGTGGAACAAATCGACATCAAAGACATATCCGGTGCTATCCTGCTTACTACCCTTCCCAATGAAGGCTGCAAGCGTAAGTTTACTCTTATGAAGGAGGACTACATCACGTTAAAGTTCTCCTTGGAGAGTCCTATATTCTTCAAACTTGGTTCATACGTGGAGTGCGACTTCGGGCTGTTCGAGGTGTGCGACTTGCAGAAGCCGGTATTCAACACCGATAACGCAGGCTACGACTATGAGTTGCAGCTTGACGCCCACTACTGGAAATGGAAAAACAAAATCTTTAAATATACCCCCGAAGTGGCCGGGCAGGAAGCGTCCTGGAATCTCACCGCTTCACTTGATGTTCAAGCCGGTATAGTCCTTAGAAATTTAAAAGCTCTTGGTTACAAATACAAAGGACAAGATTTTGTTTTCTCCATTGACAGCACTGTAGAGAATAAGGCGCTACTGATGACTTATGACAACATCAACATCCTTGACGCCTGCTTCTCTATGGCAAAGAAATGGGATTGCGAATGCTGGGTGACTGAAAACATCATCCATTTCGGACGTTGTGAGTCTGGCGATGCGGTGGATTTCGAGATTGGGAAAAACGTGCAGGAAATGCCACGATCAGAATCCCGGTCCACCTACGCCACCCGTATCTATGCTTTCGGCTCAACAAAGAATATCCCATCTGACTACCGCCCCGTTGATGAGACTGTAGTGCTGAACGGCGTGGTGCAAAAACGCTTAATGTTGCCCGAAGGAACTCCGTATATAGACGCTTATCCCGATATGACCACCGAGGAAGCCATTGAACAAGTGGTTATCTTCGATGATGTCTATCCCCGAAGGGTCGGCACGATGTCGGACATTACCATCAAGGAATACACTGACAAAATAGAAAATGCCGACGGGACTACCACTGAAAAGAAGTGGAATGCCTACCGCTTCAAGGATACTGGCATTACCTTCTCAAAGGACTATATCCTTCCCGGCAAGGAATTGAAAATCACTTTCCAATCCGGCAAGTTGAATGGTATGGAATTCGCTGTGACATTCGACCCTGAGGGAAAGCCGGAGAAACTGGGGAATGGTGGCTGGAACCCTGAGGCACAGCTTTGGGAGATAGTCAGGAATGAGGACTACGGCAGACCGCTTCCAGATGGAGCGCTTATCCCCGAAAATGGTGATACTTACATCTTATCAGGCTGGAATTCCATGAAGATAACTGAAATGGGGCTGGTAGCAGAAGCACAGTTGGAATTAAAGGACAAAGCCGATAAGTACGTTGCCAAGTCTAAGATAGACCCTTCTACATATAACTGTAAGATGATGTCGGATGTCGCATACAGTGAGGACGGCATTCACAACCTCTACAGCATCGGTCAAAAGGTCAACCTTATCAACAAGGCCTATTTCGAGAACGGAAGGCAGTCAAGGATTATCGGATTTGAATTCAATCTTGACCTGCCTTATGATTCCCCTATATATACTGTCGGGGAAACCGCTGCCTATTCCCGTATTGGGGAGCTGGAGGAGAAGGTTGAGAGCCTTACTCTGAAGGGACAGACCTATACGGGCAGCGGTAGTAGTGGCGTGTATGTGATAAGAAGGAATGACTCTACACCGGCCACGGATAATAACGTGTTTTCGGCTTTGCGTTCCTTGGCTATGTTCCTTCGAAAAGACCAGGCTGACGGCACTCCCTTCCCCATAACCTTCGGAGATTGGGTCAAGTTCGGCGAGTTCATCACTGGTATTTCCGGAGGGTGCATCGACAAGAATGGCATCCTTGAAATGGAAGAGGGCATATTCCGCAAACGTGTGTTTGTTCCGGAGATTGCCTATAACCGTGTGACCTATTTCAAAGGCAGGATGTGCGCCTCTCCCGGAGGTGGATGTACGGTCAAGGAATGGAGCGACAACGGTGACGGTAGCTATACGATTACACCCGATTTGACGGATGCCGATGGACTGAGCCAGTTTGTCGATGACATTCTGACCACCTACTTCGTCACCAAGTCACCTGAAGGCAAGTTGCAGGGGTTCGAGGAGATGAAGTTCCGGGTGACTTCCGCCGATTACACTGCCAAGACATTCGTCATGACGCCGAAGCCAGGTACTGACTGGAAGCCTGGGGAATCTATGGTACTTGCCCAGACGGGTAACTTTACAGATGAGGATAGGCAGACGTACATCCTGATTGATACGGTTAACGGCAACAACTGTATTACTTTCTTCGACCACGCTAATACATGGGATGTCGAGCCTGCACAAGAGATGTCGTGGATTGGCAAGAAGAAAGGCCGTACCGTACATGGCATTCCGGCTGACAACTACTCGGCAGTTTTTCGCCACGTCATCATGTCCGGCAAGATATTCCAGGTGGATGACATCACCGGCGAGGCTTTCCGGGTGCCGCTATTCAAGGGGACGTGGAAAAAGGGTGAGAAGTATGCCTATTACGATGAGGTGACGCATAACGGCAGCTCCTGGATATGTGTCAATGAGAAAGGCACGTCTACAGAACCGGCAGACGGCAATGCTGATTGGTTGAAATATGCGGCCAAGGGAGAAAGCGGCAAGGGTATCAAGTCTACCGATGTGGAATACGCGATATCGGTGTCGAATGTCATTGCCCCGGTGGACGGTTGGCAGACTACCTCCCCTGAATGGGAAGCCGGCAAGTATATCTGGTCCCGGACGAAGATTGTCTATTCTGATGACGAAGTCAAGTACACCCAAGCGGCTTGTATCAGTGGTGGGCAGGGAGCTGACGGCAAGGGCATCAAGTCCATCACGGAGGAATACTACCTTTCCTCTTCATCGGCCACCACAACCGGAGGCGAGTGGCAGACAGACTCTCCGGCGTGGAAAAACGGCTGGTATATCTGGACCCGGACAAGGATAGTCTTCACTGACGATACTTCCACCACAACGAACGCCATCTGTGTGACTGGCAGCAAGGGTGCAGACGGTACAAGCATTACCAATTGCGGTGAATGGGAAACCGGAAAGCATATACCTTACATGGGTATTACCAAGATGGCCGGACGTGTGTTTTTATGTGTCGCTCCTGATGGTACCGACAATCCTCCGATGTGGACTCAGACGACCAATGAGGGGCGCCGTATCCTGCAGACCCAGAACGGCGGCAAGTCCTACGGTTATACCATTACCGGGGACTTGAATACCGCTGAGTATGAGCTGCTGGTGGAGAACGGCCAGGACGGGCGTGACGGTAGGGATTATGAATGGATTTTTAAGCATACTGCGGAAAATATCGCTCCGGCAACCCCTGCCACATCACAGGTGGATGACTATGTGCCGTCCGGCTGGCATGATGACCCGATTGGGGTGAGCGAGAGCCTGCCATACGAGTGGGCTTGCTGCCGAACTAAGAAGGACGGTGTATGGAGCGCGTTCAGTCCGGCCGCCATCTGGGCCAAATGGGGCTTTGACGGTGAGTCGGCCATTGTAGCCGATTTCGACAATGAGATGGAGAGTGTGGCGTTGACATACGAGGGAAAGACTGTTTCGCAATCCGTGCTCAATACAACCGTCGGCATGTGGTATGGTACGAAGAAGCTACAGCTCAAGTCCATCTCATGCGTGACGCCTGCCGGTGTCACGGAAAGCTACAATGTCAATACGGGTGTGATAGCGTTTACCGTGGCTTCCGGCATTTCGATGCCTGCACGCTCAGAGGTCAGGATAACCGTTACGGCTACGGTACAGGATACGGATATAAGCCGTGAGCTGGTGTTCACCATTGCCGGTGTACGTGCCGGTAATCCGGGCAGTGATGCGATACTCTATAGGCTGGTGCCTTCCGTATCTTCAGTAAGCAAGCGGAAGGATGGTACCTACAGTGTGGCAAGCGTGTCATGCACACGCACCAAGTCTGTAGGCGGTACCACTTCCATCACGACTGACGGTGTGCTGAAATACAGTAAGGACGGTGGTTCGGAGGTCGAGATACAGAACGGCACGGCCATTTCCCCGAAGAACTTCACGACGCAGCTGCAGTTCGTGTTCTACGTGGGTGGGCAGGTCGTGGACCGGGAAACTATACCCATGGTTGTGGACGGCAACGACGGTAATCCAGGAAAACCTGGCGGTGACGGCGAATCCGTCAAGGCTGGCGGTGAGTGGCGCACGGCTAATACTCCATACAAAAAGCTCACCATCTGTACGATGGGGAGTCGCTCCTGGCTCTCAAAGGTTGACACTTCGAATCCACCTCTATGGACTCAGACAACTCATGACGGGAGGCGAATCACTCAGACCCAGAACGGCGGCAAGTCCTACGGTTATATTATTACCGAAGAAGTGAACACCGACGAATGGGAACAACTGACATCAGACGGCGGCATGGTCTATCTCATCAGTACATGCAGCAATATACGGGTGAGCAATGCCGGTTCGCTTGTTCCTTCAGCTTTCCGCGTCTATGCCAAGCGGACGCTTGGTAGCGCCACATTGACTTATCCGGACGGATATCTGACCGCACGGGGGTACAGCAACGGGATATGGAGCGCCATCGCAGGGCCTTCGAGGGCTTCCGAGATTACGGTCAACGCTTCTGCAGGGTATTCAACGTTTTCAGTCCGCTGTTACCAGAGCCAGGCTGACGCTTCGGCATGGAATGACAGTTTCATTGCGGAGATATCAGTGGGTGTCAGCTATGACGGAGCAAGCGGACGAGACGCCAGCGAGCCGCGTCCGAGAGGTTTTTTCGCCAAAGGCAACACATATGTCTGGAATGAAGATTACCATGACATCGTACTGGCCACATTCAACAATCGAACCATTCCGTTTCGGGTACGGGCTTACGGTACGTCGGTCACTGTCGCACCCACCTCGATAGACGGTGATGCGAATTGGGAGGCGGCACAGCAGTTTATGTTTGTAGCTATGGATATGGCTTTAGCGAGAAAAATACGTGCTGATGAAATCCTTGTGGATGATTTGGTGGTACAGAACGTATTGGCAAGGGATAAGAATGGAAATGTCACTTGTAGCATTGATGGTGAGACTGGAGAAGTCAATGTTCAAGGAAAAATTACAGCGACAGCGGCATTCATAAAGATACATGGGTTTAGTTCCAATGAAGGCTACTTTTACCTGAACCCCAATTTTGGTTCGGATTTTGGCAATGGGCGTCCCAGTAGAATAGGCCAAAGTGAATACATGCTTCCCAGCTCTGCCCAATGTGTGGGTATGAAAATATCCTTGATCATATATAATAATTCTTCAGGGAGCACATATGGCTATGTGTCAGTTGTGACATCGGACGGATTTAATGATATGGAGTTGGTTGACGGTCAATACCATTATTGCAATAAAGCTCATATCACAGAGCCTGGTGTTTATGAATTCATATCATTGGGAGGAGTCTGGATTTCAACCAATAAAAATGGCATTTCGTATTCGTATGCTGATTTGGGTGACCATGATTACGAAAACCCGGTTAATTAACAAACTAATATAAATGGAAAGATGTATGAAAGTTTTTTATGAAAGCAAGTTAGCGAAATGGCTGCTGTGGCAGGGTTACAGCACCATCACATTGGGATGCTTCGTCTTCACCAAGAAAAGCAAGGAGGAGATGAAGCAGAGTACACTTAACCATGAGGCGATTCATGTGCGCCAATGGGAAGAATGTATGATTGCTTCGGCTGTGCTGCTGACGGTAATCATGCTGTTTACCGGATTCAACTTATGGGTATATCTACTTTGCCCGTTGTGGTTCTACCTTCAGTATGGGTTGGAGTATGCGATTTCATACGTTTATCACTTATGCCGTAACCGGTGTTGGATAAATGTAGGTGATAAGGCTTACGGCAATTCCGCGTTTGAGATGGAAGCGGAAGCTAACGAAGAGGTAGACGGTTATCTGGATGTGAGAACTCCTTTTGAGTTCTTCAGATATTACGGAAAAATTTGATTTATAATTTACAAAACGAGTTAATTATTAAAATGTTAAATCGGGTAATATTTCCATCCGGAAATTATGCCCCTTAAATGTATTAAGTATGGCAGAGAAGCAAGATATTAGGGAAGACCAGATGAATCTAGTCAGTGGCGTAGACTATGTGAGAGGGCTGAGAGGCAATGACAGCGTGCTGATTGCTCTTAATAATCTGTTTGCTAATTATGGAATTGTCAGGGAGAATAAAAGATTTGATGCTGGAGAAGAAAAGGAAATCAACTTTAAAAATGGCGGTATAGTAATAATAAGAGTTAGCAGCCATAGCCATTCTATAGGAATGGCAGTCATAAATAGTGATTTAAGTGCTAATGTTCTGTCCGAATTACCAAACGGAAACTTTGGCGGCAAAGTAGAGGGTAAAATATGTATATATAGAAAAGAAAGTAATGGAAATCTGTATATATACAATGGAGCAGCAATTGCACATAACATAAATGCATGTTTTATTTCAGTTACCTAAATGTTTATTTTGCTTATTGTTTATATAGAATAAATTGACACCGTTATTTCCAAGCATGCTTCTTGCCCCTTAAATGTGTGAGATTATGGCAGAGAAGCAAGATATTAGAGAAAATACGA